AAACCCGCACCTACGTACCACGAGTTTTGCCACAGGAGGATGAGGCATAACTTGAAAAAATTACATACAAGGAGCGTATTGAATGATTGCACTGATTATTATCGGCCTTCTCATTATCATCTTTAGTTTTACGATTCTGACGGTTGCCGGCCGGCACTACGTCAAGAACGGAGACAGCTATGAGCAGAAACGTGGAGCCTTTATGCAGAAACTCCGTTGGATGATTTCTGTTCCTGTTGCCATCATCATGGCGGTTGTCCTGCTGGTTTCCGGCATCCGGATTATCGACTCTACGGAGGTTGGTGTAGTCCGTACATGGGGACAAATTAACCGAGAGATTGATGCAGGATTTAATCTCATCAATCCAGTCAGTGAGTCTGTACAAAAGTATGACCTGCGCGTTCATGTGCGTCAGGCATCCTTCGCTTCCTACACAAAGGATGCGCAGCCATTGACTGCAGCCGTTGAGTATCAGTATGCACTTGACCCGGCTCATGTCATGGATGTGGCGCGGGAATATGGGTCTTATGAAATCCTTGAGACAAAACTGGATAATGTAGTTCAGGAGAAAGCTAAGGTCGTATTTGCAAAGTACAGTGCGATGACATTGCTGGAGAACCGTTCCACACTGTCCAATGAGGTTGCGGAAGAGGTGAAGACATTAGAGGAGCTTTACCATGTGAACTTCACGTCCGTCATTGTGCAGGACATTGATTTCTCTGATGCTTTTGAGGCATCTGTCGAGGCAAAGATGACCGCTGAGCAAGACGCTCTGCGTGCAGAACAAGAAAAGAAAACCGCTGTTGTGAAAGCAGAGCAGGAAAAAGAGGTTGCAGCTATTGAGGCAGAGGCCGCTATCGCTCAGGCTCAAGGTGAGGCAGAGGCCATGCGAATTACTCGTGAGGCACTTCAGAATATGCCTGAAGCATACATTCAGCAAATGTGGATTGAGAAGTGGAATGGAGAACTGCCGACAGTGTCCGGCTCAGATATGGGAACCATCATGAATATCGATGGTTTAATGGAATAACAGATAAATCCGACAGAACAATACCGTAGCTTGCCTATGTCGCTTTGACTGTCGGGTTGCAAAGCAGCGGCTGTGCGTTTGTAATTGTTTCCTTACAAACGGCATGGCCGCTTTATTTGTAATGCTATGTTTTGAGGTGATGAAAATGCGGATAAGCAGTTGCCAGTATAACAGCATGGTTGAGTGTACAGGATGCGGAGGTTGCGCAACCTGTGGCTGGAACCCTGCTGTAAAGGCCGAAAGAGTCGCAAAGATTTTGAAACAGCGCAAGGAGGTTGAAAGATGCGTAAATTAGCTTCAATCAGAGAGATTTCAGCCATTCATCCCATCCCAGGCGCTGACCGTATTGAGGTAGCGCAGGTGGACGGGTGGGAGTGTGTTGTCCAGAAGGGCGAGTTTCAAGTCGGCCAGCACATTGTTTATGTTGAGGTGGACTCAATTGTTCCAGAGGTACCGGAATTTGAGTTTCTGCGCCCTCGCAAGTTCAGGGTCAGAACTATCAAGCTCCGTGGTCAGGTAAGCCAAGGTCTTGTGCTTCCGCTGTCGATTCTTCCGGATGGAGCGCCATGTGATTTGGGCGATGATGTTACTGAAGTGTTACACATCACCAAGTATGACCCGGAGGCACAGCAGGAGGCCATGCTGACCAAGCAGCCAAAGCAACCAACGAATCCTGTTGTTAAGTATCTGATGCGTTTCCGGTGGTTCTGTAAGCTATTCGCAAAGCCAAAGCGCAAGGGCGGTTTCCCAGACTGGATTGTTAAGACGGACGAAACCAGAATTCAGAATCTCCCGGTGCTCTTTGAAACGGAGCGAGATAAGGGGACGAAGTTCTCTGTTACGGAGAAGATGGACGGTCAATCTGCTACATACTTCCTGCATCGCTTATCCAAACGCAGGTTCGAGTTCGGTGTGTGCAGCCGTAACATTCGGCTTGGTGAGCCGGACAACAGTTCGTATTGGACGGTTGCTAAGAAGTATGATATCGAGAACGTTCTCAAGAGTATCATCGGCATGCACCAAACTGTCGTTTTACAAGGAGAAATCTGCGGTAATCAAATTCAAGGGAACAAGTATCACATCGGTGGTTATGAGCTTTTTGCATTCAACCTGATTTTCCCTGACCACAAATGCAATACTCATGAAATTGCCGATATCTTGTCCCCATTTGGAATCAAAACCGTCCCAATCCTTGAAGATGGTAAGGTTCTCCCGCAAACTATCGCCGAATTGGTCGAGTATTCCAAAGGTAAATCGACAGTTCGGAAGGAGCAAAAGCGAGAAGGAGTGGTCATGCGAAATATGGAGAGGAACATTAGTTTCAAAGTTATTAACCCGGATTTCCTGTTAGCAGAGAAGGATTGATGTTATGGGTAAAGCAGACGATTTAACAGGTAGAGTCTTTAACAACGGTATGATTACCGTTCTCCGACGTGCAAATAGCAACAGTAGAAAATCGCGGTGGCTATGTTTATGTGGTTGTGGAAATACATTTACGGCGTATGGATTTAATTTGAAGTCCGGAAAAACGAAGTCTTGTGGGTGTATGGGCAAATCGGAGCTTGGTGAAGGGCAGATGAGACGTCCGTCAATCAGTTTGTACAGACTGAAGAAGGACGATGACGACCCATATCGAAACCTTGCTAATGCCATTGTCGCAGTAGCAGCGGACGATTATCGAAATGCGCTCCAAAACGATGACGACGATTTAGTCAAGAGCTTGGAACGTTTCTTTTACTCTGACTGGTATAGGCTGCTTACAAACTTGAACCCAAACATTCTACTGGAACTACTTCACAAAGAAAACGGTGGGAACCTACCCATCGTTTACATCTAATTCGCCATACGTAAATCGATAGGGAGGAACTGACATGAACTTAAAAGAATCATTCAGATATCAGAATTTTCTGGAGAACATGCTGGCTTATGCTGGCAACAGTCTCACAGACAGAGAACATAGCCTGACAATTACAAAGAATCATCTTCGTAAGAAGGCGAATGCAGAAGCCGAAGACATGATTGAGACTGTTGATGTAGGAGAGTTTTTCAAGAATGATGATGTACTAAAGTTTATGACCATGCTGGTCGAGGAGCGCAGCAAGCTGACAAATGCCATCGGCAAGGCGAAAGCGTCAATTGGGTTTGACCTGGATGCCGCCATTGAAACAAACAAGTTTCGTCAGACTGTTGCAAATCGGGTAAAAACGATGCTGCGGTTTACTGCATCCAAGAGAACAGAACGGGGAACCGATTATAAGTTCAATGTGGAGGGGAATCAGACCCAGTATTACTACGATATTGAAGTAGAAGCCAATGAAGCATTTGACCGCAGTGTTGCAAAAGACACCATGCGGAAACTGATTCTCGAAGCGGACAAAGTTTCTGCAGAAATTGACTCCGCAATGATTAACACGATGGTGGAATATGATGCACCGTTCAATGTGAACGACTCTTTCGAGGACGTCATGACAGACTTTTTAGCGAAGGAATAAACCCAATGGAGTCGTTCGTTCGGCTCCCTGTTTTGGGCAGAAATGAGCTGATATGATTTTGAGGTGGCGTTCGACAGAACGTATCTGTCCACGGCAGCAATGTCGTGTACCTTCGAGTAACCTTAACATGATGACTTCGGTCAAATGTGGTACTTAAATATAGAATCAAGTAATTCTAAACCATTCCGTGTTTTTGGGATGTGAAGAAAGTTTAAGGACACAAACCGTCTCGTCAATCAAAACTCATGAGTACGCTTTTACATCAATGCAACACTTCAAAAACCAATTCATCAGTTGCGGCGAACAATCATCGTGAGTTTATCACCAGCCATCAGTGTCGCTGCACTTCTTCTGGTTATCAAATAACCTCCATTATATAATTTTGAAACAGTTTACACGTATGTGTAATGCACAATAAATTCCAACTCGAAATTGTTGATGTGATTTTCTGTCCAAACCAGAGAGCCGAACAAAAAAGAATATCAGGGGAGGTGGTTGCTTGCCCGTAAGCATTAGCAAAGGAAACGTCAAGATGGGCGCTATTCAGAGTGTGTCACTCCCGTCTGGAATTACATGCAGAGTATGTGAGTGCAACAAGAAGTGTTACGCCAGACGGCTGGAGAGAAGACGAAAGAGTGTAAGAGAGGCGTATCGAAACAACCTTGAGATTCTGACAACTGAACCGGACACTTATTGGTGGGAGGTCGAGGCAGCGATTATGTTGTCACGATACTTCCGCTTCCATGTTTCCGGTGATATTCCAGATTCCACTTATCTTTGGCGCATGGTTGAAGTGGCGAGAAGGAATCCGCACTGCGAGATTCTATGTTTCACAAAGAAGTATGAGTTGGTGAATGACCTGCTCCGAAATGCTGTCCAGTTGCCGAGTAATTTACATATGGTTTTCAGTGCATGGAGAGGGTTGAATATGGAAAACCCATTTAACTTGCCAGAAGCGCATGTCCGCTACCGTGACGGAACCACAACCGCACGGTCGAACGCCAAGGAGTGCGGCGGGAATTGTGTGGACTGCGCCATTGTGGATGATGGATGTTGGTCTTTGAAGACGGGCGAACAGGTTGTTTTCAATGAGCATTAAAACTGGAGACAAACAATGAAGGATTATATTGTTGCTGAAATTCAACCCAAAGATGGCGTTCTGAAAGGTGTTCATGAAGAGATGATTGGCCGTCCTGCCTACATCGTTGAGCTGGAAATCGGATACCCAGGCGTCTTAAAAGTGCTGCCTGAGTATGACGATAGGTACCACACAATCAGAACCACCAACGTCCTAACATTTACTTCTTTAGATGGAGAGCCGGACGTTGTGGAAATCGAAACAAGGAACACGAGATATATGTTACGTGCGAAATAAGGTGGTGACAGTATGGAAGAGCAGATTGTTCGGTTGGAGTCTGAACTGATGAACTGCGAATACAAGATTGATGAGTTGCGTTCTGAGCTGTGCAGCATGATTAACGAACTATCAGAAGACCTAAGAGGAAGGATATCGACAAATGGTTCCAGAATATCTTCGCTGGAAGAGATTGTCGATGCGGCAATTATAACTGCAGTCCATGAACTGATTGATTACCTTCGCCACGATGACATTCAAGCATTAGATGAAGCCGAGTTTGCCGGCAAAGTAAAAGAACTTATATTCGAGGCAAGGGATTCCTTCCCATTCTAAGGAGGAACTTATGTCAAAAAAGTTTTATATCGCCGACTGGCATTACGGACATGCGAACATTATGGCTTATGATAATCGTCCATTCACAAGGGTAGATGACATGAACAAGGTTTTGGTAGAACGATGGAACCGTGTTGTGTCCCCTGGCGATATTGTATATGTGTTGGGCGATATGTTTTGGGTTCCGTTTGCCGAGTCGATGCCTGTGCTCGACAGTCTTCATGGTCAAAAGTTCTTGATAAAAGGCAACCATGACCGCTGTAACGATGGACGATTTCTAAAGAAATTTGTAAAAGTAACTGAGTACATGGAGGTTGACGATGCCGATAGGAAGGTAGTCTTGTGTCACTATCCAATCCCGTGCTTTAAGAATCATTTTTACGGATGGTATCACCTCTATGGGCATGTCCACAATTCGTTCGAGTTCCACATGATGGAGCATGATAAGATGCTCATGCAAGAGTTATATGGGCATCCATGTCAGATGTACAACGTGGGCGCAATGATGCCTTGGATGGATTATACGCCAAGAACATTGGATGAAATTATTGCTGCCGTGTCCAGTTAAGCGAAAAGTGATTAGCTCGTGATTTCTGAACCTGTTGACAAAAAAGAGCCGTGAAAAACGCATGTGGCACAGTTACTTTTTGGGTGCTTGATGCCGTGTAGTAATGCATCTCTATAAGAAAAAATGAGGACGGTGATTCCAATGATTTATCTTGATTCTGCGGCGACCACAAGAATTGCGCCGGAGGTTCTCAACGCAATGATGCCGTACCTGACGGACGAATATGGGAATGCCGGCACGCTGTACCAGCTCGGAAAGTCTGCTGCTGCCGCAGTTCAACACGCCAGAGAGCAGACAGCAGGTTTGTTTAACTGTACGCCGGAGCATGTGATTTTTACATCCGGTGGAAGCGAAAGCAACAACACAGTGTTCCAAGGGCTTCGGCACAAGCTGTCCGAACTTGGCAAGAAACACATTGTTGTTTCGGCAATTGAGCATGACTCCGTTCTTCGGGCTGCGGAAATGTTGACCAAAGACGAGTTTTATATCACTTATGTTCGACCAAACGAGAAAGGCGTGGTGACAGCAGATGCTGTCGAGGCTGCAATCCGAGAAGATACCGGGTTGGTTTCCGTGATGTATGTAAACAACGAGACTGGTGCAGTCAACAATATCCATGCAATCGGTCAAATTTGTAAAATCCATTCCGTTCTTTTTCATACCGACTGTGTGCAGGCCGCAGGGCAGTTTCCGATTGATGTGGATGCAGACTATATAGATTTCGCATCTGTGTCATCTCATAAGCTGTACGGCCCCAAGGGGGTCGGAGCTTTGTATGTAAGAGATAAGAATTTCTCTCCGCTTATTTCCGGTGGAGCAGAACAGGAATTCGGATTACGCGGCGGTACCGAAAACGTGTATGGCATTGTCGGTTTCGGAAAAGCATGTGAGCTGGCAAAAGAAAATCTCAGAGAAAACAACATCCAGCTTTCTATTCTAAAGCAGAAATTCTATACGCGGCTTATGAACGAGCTGCAGGAGCTTGGCATCGGACGGGAGTCTGTACGTGTCAACGGCAGACCTGTTATCGAGAGCGGGAAGACATTGAATCTATGTTTTAGCGGTGTTGATGCAGAGACAATGTTGCTGATGTTAAACACAAAGTGTGTTTATGTTTCTGCCGGCTCCGCCTGCAGCAGCCATGAGGCAAAGCCGAGCCATGTGCTTCTTGCGATGGGGCTTACGCCGGAAGAGGCAAGAAGTTCTCTGCGGTTTTCCTTTTCAAAATATAATACAGATAATGAAATGGAATGCGCGGCGCAGATTATTGCGTCGTGCATTTTTGCATTACAGCGAATTGCAAGGGAGGTTCCTGATGAAAACATGGAGGATTCCAGTGACTTGGGAGATGTGCGGTGAAGTTATCACAGAGGCTCCCACTTTGGAAGACGCAATGATTTATGCCCGTGATGATAACGGTATTTTGCCGTTACCGGATGACCGCGAATATGTGGACGGAAGCTGGCGCCTTTCCTATGACATGTCTGAGATTGAAGAAGTCAGGGAGTGCTGGAATGATGGTCAAAAGGATGACCCGGTATCTCATTACAACAAGGTGGTACAAGAGTACGAAGAGGTTTGTAAGGAAATCTGGAGACGAGCCGTGGGAGGAGTTAAGATTTCAGATGGGCTTCTTAAACGGCGAGATGATTTGGAAACTCACCTCTCTTGCGACCATTTAAAAGATGAACCATGCTGGCGGCAAGGACATCGCCTACCACGAAGGACAGATGAAATCAGAGGGTTTGCGGAGGAACGAAAGCGCTATGACGATTAAGGAAATCGAGGCAGAAATTCAGCGTCTGCAAAATCTGCGTGATGAATTGAGCAAACAAGAGATTGCCGAGTTTAAGGAACATGCGAGGGATAACGTAGGCCGCTGCTTTATTGTGAATGGTAGATACGTGAAAGTTATCGGTATCCCGCAGGAACAATGGCAGTTGTCTGGCCGGCCGATTTTTAATCAGTACCAATATCCAGCGCTGTATCTTGGATACGATGAAGAGAATAACGTGATTCCGTTCTACTATGATACACTGTTTTCAGGCATCTGGGGAGACGGCCATGACCTGTTAAACAAAGAGGTTCAGGAGATTTCAAACGCCGAGTTTATGGAAGCATTCGAACAGAAGATACAAGAGTTCAGGCGGCGCATAGATAAAGCGAACGGGAGTGAACGACAATGACGGAGTATCAAAAATATCAGCTCCAATGGATGATTGGTCACGGATATTCCTTAGACGATTTGATTCAGGAACTTACAAACATGCAGTACGATGACCCGGAGGATAGCGACAGAATATCCACTCCGATTTCAGAACTTTATGACGAGTGGATAATGGATATTGGATTCGGTTCTGAAATCTGGGCTTGTGAAGATGAGTGGAAACAATGTGAACTGGTTGATAAATACGCTTGTCCTCATTGTGGGAGAAAAATTGATGGCGAGATTGACACTTCATCCGCAGACGATAATGGATATGGAACGCTCAAGGTATATATGACATGCCCATATTGCGGAGCAGACATCACAGCGGAGTATAGCGGAAGTGGGTATGACTTCGCTGGGTTCTCAATTTAACAAAAAGTTTAGCTGAGGGGGAAACCTAATGAGCCACTGGACATATATTTCTGGAATTGTCGAGGTGCGTCCAATTGGAAATACACAACCTCAAAAGCGTTATATTTTGGACACGGTTTTAGAACATCTGCCTGTTGTGAGCGGTTCGGAGGGCAATATGAAAGTCCATGTAGTCCAGCAGTGCGGACATGATGGTTCATCGAGTTGCAATGAGTTTGATGAGTCTCTATGGTATCGCCGTGACGCTGACAACAATGGATGGATGGAAACACAGAGCCGTTACACATTGGTTCTTGAAGCACGACTGAGAGATAGAGAGTTTGATGCAACAAAGCGCGAGCTTAACAAATGGTTGAACAGGCTTGCGAAGCGAATATATGTTACAGATATTCTTGTAAAACTGAGCGATGGGTACAGGACATTAGTGTTGGATAACCCTGAACCATATTCGGATATGACTGAATCATTCTCATGGAATCCAGAAAGCGATGGGGAACCGGCGTGGGTTGAGTATTTGCTTTGGGATGCTGCAAAGGACTCACGTTATCCAATGAAGTTGATGTATAAGTACTATGATGACCCAGAGAACGACCGAGAAGTAGAACGGAGAATGGCGTATGAAGTGTAAGGTCTGCAATGGTACAGGTTTTGTCGGCATCGGCCCCGGTATCCGTGGAATTAAAAAGTGTGATGTTTGCAATGGAGAAGGTGAAGTAAATGCGCCTGAACGCATTCCAAACGATGCGTGTCCAACATGCGGAACGCTATTTCCGACAGATGACAGGGCAGATTATATCCCGGTAGAAGAGATACATTTTTGCTATCACTGCGGTGCGAGGGTAAGAGGGCTACATTCGCCATAAGGAGATGAACACATGAAAATCTATGAAAGAGAGCTACCCCAGAAACAATATCACTGGGCAACATCTGGATATTTTCATGTTCCGCGAAACCACAAACCCAGTCCGGGAGACCGTTACATAGGGAGATGGGCAACATGGCTAATTGACCAAGTGAGGTACGACAAAGGTGAATTGCTGCTCTACTGCACAAAAACCTGGAACGATAAAATGGAAACGAACGAGCGTTATATCGCTTGTAAGAAAGGTTAATGTAGCATTGGCATCGAACAATGACGGCGAACTTCTTCGGTTTATGGCCAGCGAATAGAAGAATAATTGGTGGTGGTTCAGTGGAGTTTTCAAGCTATGACGATATGATAAAGTTCGAGGCAGAACGTGAGCAATTCTACCTTGACTTTATTGGCATCTGCGATTCGTTCGACCCATTCCGCATCAAGTTTTATAAGCGGCTTTTCCTTGAGACGTTCCATCCCAAATATCGTCATCAGAAAAAACTGTATGACAGCTATCGTGGTGGCTGGTGGCGTGATAGCGACGGTCACCCGTGCGCAAATCCTATTCAGTTTATTGATATTGATTCTGTATCTGATGGAGAAATTTGTATAGAGCGTGACGATAGCTGCATCTATGCGGTTTATCTGAAGAAAGATGGTTGTCTGGTTAAGATAGACCCGCAGATAATGTGGCAATAAAACAGAACTTCGGTGGTCAAAGCAGGCAGATTTTAGATTATGGTGGTGATGAATATGTATGATGACTATGACCGCTGCTATGAATGTAGCGCATACGGCGATGACTACTACATAGATGATAACGGTGAGTTAGTCTGCTATTGCCCAGAATGCCAGCGTCTGTTTGACGACGAATGGTATGATGACGAATGGGTTTGACAGTGATATGCCAAAATACGATATAAACAAGCTGAGGTCTGCCGGCCTTAGATATCTTGCTGTCGATAAAGATGGGCAAGCGTGGGCGTTTGAAACAATCCCGCAAAGGGCGTATGGGTGCCATTGGATTTTGAGCAATGAGTTTCTATGCTCAAAAGAAAATGAAAACGAGCACTGGTCAAGAGTTCTTCATTGGAACTTGAAGGGCAGGAGAATATGTATGCCCGTATTTGGCCTTCCAATTGATTTGAAATGGGAAGACGAACCGTATGATATTTTGGAAAATGGTCTTGTGAGAAAAGAAGATTTCAAAATATGGCCAGATTTTAGAAAGTGTTAGATAGGTGGTGAACCGAAATGACAACCGACCAGATTAGAGAGATGATTGCTGGCGACAAATACAATTTTCTGCGCGAGAATATCCACTTGAATGGCCGCATAATTTTCTTGACTTTGGGCGGCAGCTATTCATATGGCACCAATGTCGAGACATCAGATGTTGATGTTCGTGGTTGCGCATTGAATAGCCGGTCTGACCTTCTTGGTTTAACAAACTTTGAGCAAGTAGTCAACACAGAAACAGACACAACAGTTTACAGCTTTAATAAGCTGATTAGCTTATTGCTAAGCTGCAACCCAAATACGATTGAAATGCTTGGGTGTAAGCCTGAGCATTACTTTTTAATCACGGATATTGGGAGAGAGATGGTCGATAACAGAAAAATGTTTCTGTCAAGACGAGCAGTCCATTCCTTCGGCGGCTATGCGAATCAGCAGCTCCGCAGACTGGAGAACGCTATAGCAAGAGATAAATTGTCTCAGGGGCGCAAGGAAGAGCACATCCTTAAATCCATGCAAAGTGCAGTCAAATCTTTTGAAGGAAGATATACCTCGTTTAAGAATGGGAGCATGGTTCTTTACACCGCAGACAGCGACAGAGATGACCTTGACAAAGAAATCTTTGCCGATATCCATATAGATAAGTATCCGGTTCGCGAGTTCAATAGCGTTATGAACGACCTAACAAACATTATCGGGACTTATGAAAAGCTCAACCATCGCAATCATAAGAAAGATGATAATCATCTGAACAAACACGCAATGCATCTCATACGATTGTACCTGATGTGTCTTGATATCCTCGAAAAGGAAGACATCATAACCTATCGGGAAGAAGACCACGACCTTTTGATGAGCATCCGAGCGGGTGAATACCAAAAGGAAGATGGTACGTATTTGCCTGAGTTTTTTGAAATGGTAAACGACCTTGAGAAACGACTTGCATATGCGAAAGAGAACACGTCTCTTCCAAGCAATCCTAATATGAAAAAGGTAGAGGAGTTTGTAATGAGCGTAAACAGGAGGGCAATCGATGAATAAAATCGCAATGCCACTGGGCGCAAGAACTATTGTACAAGGACTTCGATATGCAAACTATGACGCCTACGTAGTAGGAGGGTGTGTAAGAGACAGCCTGCTCGGTCTGGAGCCAAAGGATTGGGATATCTGTACATCTGCTACTCCAGAAGAAATGAAAGGATACTTTTCCCGTTGCAGCGTAAGAACCATAGACACCGGTCTAAAACATGGAACCATTACAGTAGACATGGAGCGGAGCGGGAAATTTGAAGTCACGACATTCCGCATCGACAACCACTACTCAGATGGGCGGCATCCAGATAGTGTGGATTTCACGGAGAGCATATACCTTGATTTGGCGCGGAGGGATTTTACAATCAATGCAATGGCGTTCAATCAGGCCGGTCTGATAGACCCATATCACGGGAGAGTAGATTTGGAAAACAAGGTCATTCGATGCGTAGGAAATCCGGATGACAGATTCAACGAGGATGCGCTTCGTATTTTGCGTGCTTTACGATTTGCATCTACATATGGATTTCAGATAGAGGACAAAACAAAAGAATCAATACATAGAAATAAAGACAACCTGAACAATATCTCAGCGGAGAGAATCCAATCTGAGCTCTGCAAAATGCTTTTCGGGAAAGGGATACTTGAAATCCTTCTGGAGTTTAGCGATGTAATCACTACGGTCATACCGGAGCTCAAACCGTGTATCGGATTCCAGCAAAACAATCCATACCATCAGTATGATGTTTACGAGCATATAGCTCACGCCGTAGCAAATTATACCGGTTCTGATATCTCAGTAAAGGTAGCGCTGCTATTACATGATATCGGGAAGCCGTATTGTTACACAGAGGACGAAAAAGGTGGGCACTTTCACGGCCACGCTGTGCCAAGCAAAGACATTTCAGAGGAAGTGTTAAATCGACTTCGTTTTGACAACAAAACAAAAGGCGAGGTTTTAGACCTCGTCTTGTATCACGATTCTCTTATAGAGCCAACGACTAAAACCGTGAAGAGATGGCTCAACAAAATCGGAGAGAACAGACTTTCTCAGTTAATTGATGTTAGGCTGGCAGATATATATGCCCATGCAGAAGGTACGCAGGAGTCTCGCATCAAGCGGTGCAACGACATCAAGGCTATTATGGAAGAAGTAATAAAGCAGGAGCAATGTTTCTCCATTAAAGACCTCGCTATCAATGGGAAAGATATCATGTCATTCGGAATTCCAGAGGGGAAGATAGTTGGAGAGACACTGCAATTTATTCTTGACATGGTTATTTCGGGCGACATTGAAAACACAATCGAAGCGCAAATGGAAGAGGTTAAAAAATACTTGGACGGGAAAGGTGTGTTGGTATGATAACAGAGGATATGGTTCGGTCTGGTATTCGAGAACACCTGATTACGTTTATAGTTGACCCCAATATGGGTAGTGGAACGGTGTGCAGCATAGGGGATAGCTGGTTTTACTTTGGTGGCCAGGAGGCAGAAGATGCAGCGCCGGAAGAGTATCTTGCAAACACTCCGTTGGACGACCTTGTCAGAGAAGTATATGAGGTTTTGGAAGAGTTTGATAAGGACGACGACTTCAGAGATGAGTATGCGTACTACGAGGCCATATTAACATACTGGAACAAATACACCGAAGGCAATAAGGTACGATTGATATTTTAACTCACAGCCTTCTGAACCGTTGAGGCTTAATTCAGCGGTATCCCATACCGGTTGCCCTGAAGATTTGCTGTTTACATATAATTAAGTCCAGCAGCTTTTCGCCAAAGGCAAAAGTGAGAGTTCGGTTCTATTGTTCCGAGTCCGGCAACCCGCTTCGCGGGTGAGAGATTTTTGACTCGCATCGCATTGCAAGCAATGCTCGCGAGTCTTGCCGGCCTTCGGAACAAACACCTAATGCACATCGGCTACACTCAATATACTGCCGATGCGGAGGGCAACCGGATTACTTTATTATTTTGAAAGGGTGGTTCGATGTTGAAACGATTGCTATGTATGAGTACAGCCGCCCTGCTTATGGTTAATGCACCTATGGCAGCGGCGGCTATGGAAGGTACATCCACTTATGTTTCGGTCACTGGATATGATGCTAACGTAGATTATACGGCGCAGATTTACGAATGTCTAAAAGATGGTAGTCCATATGCGATTGAAGTTGGTTACATATATGAACAGCAAAGAAATCTGAAGATTCGTGATATGGGTTTATCTCAATATCAAGAAACGGACTACTTCAGCAGGTTTGATAATGCAGACGAAATTTTGAACGCTATGGAGTCTGACAAGGAAACACAGAGCAGCAGCGGCAGTGAAGAGCATGATACCCATCCTACCTATTCAGATGAAGATTTATACTGGCTTTCCAGAGTTGTGTATGCAGAGGCTGGGTGTAACTGGTTCCCTGATTGGGTTCAACAGGCCGTGGCAAGCGTAGTTGTCAACCGAGTGAACGACTCCAGATATCCCAATACCATTCGGGATGTCATTTTCCAGTCTGGTCAATATGGATGTGTTAACAACGGAAGTATCTATAACACTCCAACAAGTAAGGTGGTAACCAATTGCAAATATGTTCTGGAACATGGGTCAACTCTACCATCTTATGTGATTGGGCAGTCTGGGATGGCACTTGGCCCGGTGTATACGTCATATTATGACAGCGTTCTTGGCACGACGATTTACTTCTTTTCGGTATAAAGAGATTGAAAAAGAACATTAAACTGATGGGAACTTATGGGGTATTACGCCTTGGCACCTCTGAGTTCCTTTTTGATGTGGAAGACCTTCCGCTGATTGAAAATAGAGATTGGTATCGGGATAAGGACGGATATCTTGTCAACTGCTATTATTACAATGGCCGAAGAAGGTTCACCAGATTTCACAGAATTGTAATGCACGCGAAGCCAAAGCAATTTGTTGACCATATCAATCGCAATCGAGCAGACAACCGAAAGCAAAATTTGCGATGCTGTAAATACGCTGAGAACGATAGGAACCGTGGAATATATTCATCCAACAAATCCGGCGTTGCCGGCGTGTATTACGATAAGCAGCGTCGCAAGTGGGTGGCCAATATTTCCTATAACCGAAAGCGTGTATTTCTTGGCAGGTTCGAGTTAAAAGAAGACGCTGTTGCTGCGCGTTTTGCAAAAGAGAAAGAGTTGTTCAAAGAATATTCCCCACAAATACCAGTCGTGGAGGTGTGAAGTGGATTATTTAGACGAGACTATGCCCTATAAGAAAAAATCAAAACGACGTGCGCCTGCCAAGGCTAAGCACAAGCATGATTTTCAACCATGTATCTTTGAGTATGAAGGTATCCAGTTTGACAGTGCACACGGAGTAATTCCAAAAGAAAAGGAAATGTTTGGAGACTATTGCGTTGTATGCGGAAAGATAGGGCATCGTTCCGATAACCGATGGATGGAGCGTGTACCCACTTCAATAAGGGGAGTTTTTAGTTTCGAATATACGGAAGAGGCAAAAAGAGAACTTAACCGAGATACGAGAACCCTCCCTACATTTCGTCTGAAAGACATTTGGACACAGAAGTTTGTCCAGATTGAGCAGTGACCTCATACATACACATGAATTTATGAGCGGTAAGAGAGAATTGATATATCCAAAAGGCGAGCGGGTATGGGTTGGGTACTATAACACTAACCACGAACTGATTCTTATTCTGACGAGCAAAGAGTCCAGAGATTACTACTATTTATACGAGTTGGTTGACGGGGGTTTTAAGAAACTTGGGAGAGCGAGGTCCCCTGTGGAACTCGAAGAAAGGTTTGAAGTCAATAAAAGACTGGTGGTGACACCATGAATGATTTTGAATTTGACTGCCTGCAGAAAAAACGCCTTGCTCAGCAGGCAAAGTACCGTAAACGTGGAAGCAAGAGCAAGAAGTGTCCTATGTCTACCGACCATATGACAAAAAAACAATGGATAGAAAGGTGCGGAAAGATTGTGACAATCAAGATGGATAGCCCGGTATCATGGGCATCATTCAAAGAGTTGTCAAAGCAAACACAAGAAGAGTATCTAAAGAACCTTATGGAAAAATATCATATCAATGCCAGCAGTCTTGCGGAGATGTTTCATATCACACCAATTACGGTGCGACGTCATATTGCTACTCAGGGGTTAGCGGTTTCGTTCCCGGTTGGTCACTCCATGAACGCGGAGGATAGACGTGCATGGGAGCTTTTCCTTTCTGGAGATGCTGTTGAACAATCTGAGAATGAAGTTAGCGCGGAAAACGAAGAGACATGCGACGAGGAACCGATGTCAATGTGCAGTTTTTCGCTGAGGTTTAGCGGCAAAATTGATGTCTCCATGATTTCGAATTCACTGATACGTATTCTTGGAGACCATTCTGTGGGTGAGATTGAAGTAACCTGCAATTTGGCGCCGTGAGAACCTTGTTATGGTGGGTGATTTATGATAGAATTTCTTCAAAAGGAGTGGTTTGGTGGAATACGGATTTGACAAAACGTTTTTGACCGATGAAGACCTTGAGCAGAGCATGGATGATTTCATTGAAGCGATTAGCCAAGAGCTCGAAGACGAAGAATGGAATACCACTGTGCTTGATATCCAAAAATCTAAGCAAATTCAGTTCGCTTATTCTGTTTTGAAATATCTGACACGTGGGAGCGACGCCGTTGTTTCCTACAAATTACATGAACCGTTTAAGACAATGGGGAGCGTATCGGTAGAGGGCAAATCTATTGAGTTTTACCAGCCAGAATGGTTTGCACGTATTGCCGAGTTCGCCAGTAATACGGAAGTATATCCTCTGGCAAAAAACCGGGTACGGCTTACATTCACGTTCCACGGTTTAACGAAATCCATTGACTAAAGGAGGTGTGGCATGGAGTATACGGGGTGCTTTGATGCCGTCGAAGATGTTGTAAGCGAGGCCACTGAACAATATGGTGGTCGTTATACTTTGAACAAAGAACTGTATGAGAAACTCCCGGACATTTGCCGTGGAGTTGATGAGTTATTTGAAGAGATTGAATGCCTTTGCTTGGATGTCAGCGTATACGATGTACCGTATAAGAGGGTTGCCATAGAAATCATTTGCGAGGAAATGGTTTTGCAGCACGGCAGAGAGCATGTATTCTTTCGAGTGATTCAGATGTTTGATTCCTTCTCCTTTTCAAAATCAAAGGACGGGAATGTGTGCATATCTTTGAATCTGGACAAAATGTGGGAGAGGTCGAATGAATGAAAAGCGAAGAGGACAGCTTCGGAACGCATTGACAATGATGACAAATGCAGCATCTATTATCGATGCAGTATGCGACAAAGAGCAGGATTGCTTGGATAACTTTCCAGAGAACCTGCAGAGCACAGAAAGATTTGAGCGTATGGAAGATGCCGTGGATAGTTTGAATGATGCGCTGGAAAAAATTGATGAAGCAAAAGAATGTATATCCATCGCTATAAAGTAAGGGGGTGTTAAGCTTTGCCGCTTTTGATTGCTGTAATTCTTGGTTTGGTTTTGTTCTTTATTAAGAAAGACGACAGTGCAAGAAAAGCCGAGAATAAAAAGGAGACAGACAAGGAGTGGAATCTAAGACAGGATTTCCGTGATGAGTATACGAATCGTCAGTTTGAAAATCAGGTTTTAGCTTTTGTTGAGAATCCGGAGCATCGGGAACAAGTCAATCAAGAGATAGCTGAAGCATTGTCAGAAATGCGTTATCAAAAGCGAGGGCATCAACATCTTTCCGTTCAAGATAAGCTGGATATTTTGCTTGCGAATCGTGGAAAGGTTAGCAGCAGAGGAGCAGAGCTTGGTTACTGGATTGGATACCGAAGCGATGGGAAAGGAAATGGCAAAGGATACGTTCGAGATTTAGATGATGAACTTGAACAATATGGGTTTATGGTATGGCTCCAAAGGGCTTTGCAAAAGCAAGGTAAAATGGTAGAGCTTGTTGTAATGAAAACAGGAGCAGAGATACCGTTTGGGTATGCATGGAAAGGTTCTCCGTATGAACGTCAGTATTCCAGAAAAGGTGAAATCAAAACCAGATTGGACGATTACCAACCACCAACATGAAAACGGGGCGCAGTAAAGCGCCCCGTTTATCATAGCGATTATTCGTCAAAGAGATAGTCGGGGAGTTCAATACGTTTTCCAAGCAAGACTTTACCACACGCTCTCACAGAACTGCCGCTGTCTGCCGCAACGAAAACATTGAAGTTCCGACGTTTCGGGTTTGCAGAGACCAGTATAAGATTGTCGTTGTCGTCAACGTAGTATTGCTTACAATACATGGCTCCGTCAACGCAGAAGATGCCGACATCTCCTATCTGGAGTTCGGCGTCTTTTTTTACATAGACCATATCGCCATCATTGATATACGGATACATGCTATCACCCTGAATATCAACGGCATAATCGGCTTCGTCTGGAACAGAATTATTCACGAGCATCATTTCAAAATCAGCGCCATCAAGCGGAACATTGAATCCGGCGGCGGACGGAGAAGTATAATGCGGAATAAACCGTTCGCTTGGTGTAGGAAACTCAACAACATTGGAAGAAGACTTCCTTTCTGCTTCTATACGCTGTTTTTCTACTCTACAAATTGTATCTACCGCTATTTTGCCGTACTTATCAAGAGAGTTATAGTTGTTTAACAGCGTCATTTCGCTGATAGAAAGAACGGGTTGGCTTACATTGGTAGTAACAACCCCGACAAGACTGTCTATGGATATATTCAGGGATGTACTTAACGCAATCAGCATATCCATCGTTGGCTTTCTGGTTCCACGCTCCCAATTTCCAATACATACGGTTGTTACTCCGATAGAAGAAGCGAGCTGCTGCTGTGTCATATTCTTTTTTTCACGGAAATGTTTTAATCTATGTGCAAAGTCCACGAGATGACCCTCCAAAAAAATGTTCGATGATTGCTGTTGACACCGGCGGTTGTTTGTGATAGCATTATCAGCACAACAACTGTTTGCAAACGTAGGATAACACAACCATCTGTTTTTGTCAACACAAAGAAAGGCAGCCCGCCATAAAGACGGACTGCCCGGACGGTGTGCGTCGTGCATGAATACAAAAGGACACGGCGCACAATTGCACCTGTTTCTACAGGTGAGGACTACAGTGACACCACTCACTGTACTCCTGCCTGTAGTATACCACCGAGCTCGTCGTAAATCAATGGAGGTTTTTGCTGCAGGATGAAAAAGAAGTTATCAGTGAGAGAGTTGAAGAGATACTGTGAGGAACACAAACCTCACTGCATTTATTTTAAGACGGAGAATCAGGCTTGGTACAGGACGTCTGACCCATGTAAGTTAGACATGGCCTTCTCAATTATGTTGATTTGCGAAAACCCAAACCTGATTTGCCTGAAGTCTTCTGGAAATACTCTGTCTTTTGACCGAGTAAAATCTATCGAAGTAGATACCGATGCGTCAATACTCGGCACCGTCATCACGATTTTTTGTGGGGACTTTAATACTGCAGAGCATGATATTACATATAAACTCGTTGTAGCCTGAAAATTTTTCGTGTGTTGTTCATTTAATTGAGTTGACACGGGAAGCGAATCATGCTATACTCCAGGTATCAACATAATTGTATCGAAGGAGTTATAGTGGTGAGTTATCAAAGAAACGGAAAAACCCCACAAATCGGCGAAGTATACCTAATGAAGTTCAGCGGCAGCGGCAGTGAGCAGGTCGGATGGCGTCCTGGTCTCGTATTCCAGAATAATGTTGGTAACTCGCACAGCCCCAATGTTATTGCCCTTCCTCTCACCAGCTCGATAAAGAAAACGTCGCAGCCCACACATGTATTTGTCAAAGCATCCGATGCTGGCCTCAAAAAAGATAGTATGGTACTATGCGAGAATCCGCAGCGTATGTCCAAGGACAACGTAGGAAAGTATCTTGGCAAGTTGTCAGATACCTGCATGCGTAAGGTTGCGGAGGCAAACCTTCTTGCCTCCGGTGCCATTTCCTATCTGGATGTGGTTTCTCTGGTCACGGCATGGACGAAGGCTGTTGAGTTAAATGCCGTTACATCAGCGTAAAGCTACATATCTGTAGGAGGTTTGCGATGTATAACGAGGATTTGAAAAAGCGGTTTGTCCGTGACTATACGGGCAGTTTGAATACCGCCAACGTAGCTGCCACCGTATTCAATGCAGTTGAGAAGTATGAGACAGAATGGAATGCGGATTTATGTACCAGAAGCACAGAGGAACTTCAGCCGGTTATTGATGAGATTGTTGGACTGCGTTCCAGAAGCAAGTGGATGACGCTCACGATTCTCAAGGAGTACGTCAAGTGGTGCATCGCCATGAAAGTTCCCGGCGCTTGTGACGGAATGCTCCATATCGAAGCAGTTGGGCTGGATAAAATTCGCCATCAGATGGTGTCCAGCCCCCTACATCTTCAACGTTTTATGGATTCGATTTTTGACTCGGAGAGCGATGAAACAATAGACAATATCTATCGCTGCTATTTTTGGATGGCATATGGCGGCATAGATGAGGATGATACGATTCTTATACGGAATGAAGATGTGGATTTTTCGGAGATGATTATTCGATATAAAACAATAAGCGTTCCAATTTATCGTGAAGCACTCCCGGCTTTTCGAAATGCTGTCAATTTGACAAGTTTTGTCTATAAACATCCCAACTATTCCAAGACTATTCGCCGTGATAGAGTCCCAGGCGATACGATTATGCGTGGTATCAAAGCCGTAACAAAGACCTTCACAATGCGTGCTACACTGTCCAAGCGGAATATCAAAGCAGTTGAGGAAGGGAAGACCGACATGCAGCTCAGCTTTTACCGAGTCAGGATGTCAGGACTTTTCTATCGTATATACGAGATGGAACGAGCCGGCATTGCTCCGAATTTTTCTGACGCTGCGCTGCGGGTTATGGATGGGAAAACATATTCCTTGAAGGGGAGAGAAAAAATCGAGCATAAGCAAAACAGGATTGAGCGGGATTACATGGAAGATTATCAGCGATGGAAACTTGCGTTTTCTATCTGAGAGGTGAATATGGTGTTTGGTATCTACAAAAGGAAGAAGTCCCTCATCTTTTTGATATGCGTGGTTTTCATAGTCTGTTTCCTAACTGCATGTAATAGCTCTCCACAAGAAACTGTAGGAGAAACTCCATCCAACACTTCTTCCACATCTCCCCAAATCGAGGCCGTTTTGGATATTCCGGAAGACTTTTTAGACTTCCAAAATTATATTGGGGAGGATATTTCTCTGTTCGGCATGGAGGAAGGGTTTGAAGAATACGATGGCGGTACGAGTTCTCTGTACGGGCATGAAGGAACAGTAACAGTATGTGTTGGATGGGATGGCACAACGATAACCCGTGCCGTTCTTACTTTGAATAGTGAAGAAAACTTCAAAGGAGAAGAATACGACGAGGTTAGCGATAAATTGGTTGATATGTTCGGAGATGTTTCGCTCGATTATGGCGGTATAACAGTTTTTTCTGGGTTAACAGAATATGATTTTTCTCTATGGAGAAAAGGAATCGCATCTATTTATTGGAATGATGAAAACAGAGAGGCATATGAAGATAAAAATCCGAACGCTGGGGAATCCAACTCCGATAAAATCCAAAATACACAAGTCCCTCCCGCTATTGGTATGACCGCCGCGCAAGTCAGAGCATCCACCTGGGGAGAGCCATCAGACATCAATCGGACAACCACGCGATATGGCGTATCAGAACAATGGGTTTATAGGTCAGGTTCAGAAACTAAATACATTTATCTTGATGACGGTATTGTAACGGCAATCCAAGAATGATGAGAGTTGGTATTGCAATAAAAGGAACTCGGAATCGGGTTCTTTTTATTACCATATCAACATAATAAAATAAACTACAACGCCGCAAGGCTTTGTATAAATTTATGGGGCGGTATTTTCGTTCCGGGAAGAAAGGTGATGTGCATTGTGCAATGAGGATTTTGTGAACGACCCCAGAGATGCGTTTCTCGAAATCTACCAGAGCAAAATCAAGCGTGCAGGTTCTGAGGAACTTCTGGAGTGGTTGACCTCTTCGGATTTTTTCACTGCGCCTGCATCAACAAGGTACCACGGCTCATTTGAAGGCGGATTAGTCACACATTCTGTGAACGTATACCGCTGTTTGGCAGAAGAACTGGAGCTTTCGGGCTTGTCTGACGCCTACACAGAGGAGACAGTAGCACTTGTTTCGTTACTTCACGATGTGTGTAAGGCTAACTTCTACAAGAAGGGAACCAGAAATGTCAAGGAGAATGGTCAGTGGGTAACAAAAGAAGTTTTTGAGATTGACGAGAAGTTCCCGTGTGGGCATGGTGAAAAATCAGTTATTATTCTTCAGAACTTCATCCATTTATCAGCGGAAGAAATCTTTGCAATCAGAGCGCATATGGGTGGGTTTGATACCTCTGTGAAAGGTGGCGATTACTTCATCGGTAAGATTTTTGAGAAGAGTAAGCTTGCGCTCCTGCTCCATGTAGCAGATATGAAAGCAACTTATTTATTGGAGGGTTGATATGGCAGAACAGAATCTGAATATCTATCAGAAGCTTGCTAAGATTCGCAAGCAGGTGGAGGTTATCCAGCGCAATAAAAAAGGTTATGGATACACCTACGTTAGTGAGGATGAAATCCTTGCAAAGATTTCAGGGTTCATGGATAAATACAGTTTATCTCTGATTCCCAGCGTCATACATAGTAGCGCAGTTGTCACTCCATACCATACAAAGAAGACCAAGTCAACTAACAAAGGCGAAATCTATGAGGAGAATGTCAACGAGGTTCTCGTAAGTGCAGACATGGTCTTTACATGGGTAAATAATGAGAACCCAGACGAGAGGGTCGATGTTCCGTGGATTTTGGTGGGGCATCAAAGTGACGGTTCACAGAGCTTTGGGTCTGGATTAAGCTATGCAATGCGGTATTTTTTGCTTAAGTTTTTCAACATTGCAACACCGGATGACGACCCGGACAAATGGAGGAGCAAGCAGAAGGCTGCAGGGACAGCAGAAGATAAGATGATTGCAGAAGAAATCATCGCCAGCTTCGACACAATGGTTAAGGAGTTCTTAGCAAGTAACCAGGATAAGACTGAAGAGGTCAAAAAGTTTGTTGCCAAGTATGTAAAGGGCGGAAACTATTTCGCAATCACAGAGTCAGTTCTTGCCTCGAAACTTCTTGCTGACTTCAAAGAAACTTTTAAGATTAAGGAGTGATGAATAATGGGATTTCGCACAGGTGCTTACGCTAAGGTATGGGAAGTGACCCCTATGAGCGATACCAGCACGAAAGTACGGATGTCTGTCAGCCGTAAAAATAAGCAGACCGGTGAATATGAGCAGGATTTTTCCGGGTTTGTACTTTGCATCGGTACCGCCGCAGCCCGGAAAGCTATGCAATTACATGAGGGCTCCCGAATTAAGATTGGCGATTGCGATGTGACGACAAAATACGATTCGCAGAAGAAGATTACATATACAAACTTTAAGATGTTCTCCTTTGAAGATGCAGACGGTGGAGATACATCGACAGACGTTACCGACCCGCAGCCAGAGGTTGGCGACGGTGAACTTGATGATAACCGGCTCCCGTTTTAAGGCGGTCTGCCTATGGGAGAAGTCAATTATGCACCGATAATCCAAGAGATGACTTGGAGCTACTCCCGCATTAAGGCTTTTGATGACTGCCATTATCGGTGGTACCTGCAGTATATCCGCAGGCTGCACGGAAAGGACATGTTCTTTGCCAGCTATGGCAGCTTTATGCATAAGCTGATAGAGCTGTACTACAAAGAAGATAAAAGCGCCAAGCAGCTATGCGAAATGTATCTGCGAGATTTCAGAAGTCAGGTAGTGGGATGGGCGCCAAGCAAAACGGTGTTTGGCAACTATTTCAAAAGCGGCCTGCAATATCTCCAAGGGATTCAACCGTTCCCATATAATATGGTGGCAATTGAAAAACGGGTTGACTTTAATCTGTCCGGTATTCCATTTATCGGATACATCGATTTTCTTGGTGAAAAAGATGGAGACTTGTATGTCGTAGACAACAAATCCAGAAACTTGAAACCGAGAAGCACACGCAGTAATCCGACGAAATCAGATTTGGAATTGGACGATTATCTGAAACAACTCTACCTGTACTCTGCAGCAGTAGAGCAAGAGTATGGGAAACTCCCTAAATCACTTTGCTTTAATTGTTTCCGAACCCCAGTTTTTATTGAAGAGCCATTCAAGGAGCAAGCATATGCTGAATCCAAACAATGGCTTTTCAACAAAGTGGAAGAGATTACAAGGGAAACAGATTTTCTGCCAAGCGTAGAGTATTTTAAGTGTACATATCTATGTGAGATGCGGGATTTCTGTGATTATTACAGGCTCGCGCAAAAGAAGAGGTGATGCGCTATAAGAGCAGAAGACATTACACGCATCGACAGCGAAGCTGGTGTGATTGCCTCTCTTGTATATCACCCGGAGTTTTCGTTTTATTCCGAAAATCTATTGCCCAATCACTTTTTCAACAAAGAAAATCGTTATATCTATGCTGCTATCTGTAATCTGGCGCAACGCGGCGTACAGCACATTGACCCATATAGCATCCTGCAGTCTTTGCAATCACAGGAGGCAACTGCAAAATACGCAGATGAAATTACAGTCGCTCAGCTTAACGACTTCTTTGATACCAGCGATAGTCTTGCAAGACATACCGTAGAAGATTATAAGCTGTGTGTAGACAATGTTATAGATGCGGCTTTTAGACGGGATGCACTACAGAGCCTAAAAAAGTGTGAGGCTATGTGTTTCAACGAGTCTATCAAAGATATCGAGCAACAAATCTATCGTTCCCTGGACGATGTGATGATGGAGTTCTCTGCAACAACAGAAGTCCCAGCTTATAAAGATGTGATTGATGAGTGTTGGGCAGAAATTGAAGGACGTCAAGGGAGCGGATATGCAGGTATCCCATTTAAGTTCCCAGCTTTGAACGATTACGCAACGATAGAACGTGGAGAGCTCTTTATCTTTGGCGCAGAGCAGAAACAGGGTAAGTCCATGATGCTTCTTAATTGCGCAGTTGATTTGCTCCAGCATGATTACGCAGTTCTATACTTAGACAGCGAGTTGAATACCCGATTGTTTACCGCCAGAATTCTCGCACACCTAACAGGGATTGAGTATAAGCGTCTGACATCGGGAAATTACAGCGAGGAAGAAGAACGACGAATCATGGAAGCCAAAGAGTGGCTAAAGACAAGAAAGTTTACCCATCTTTATATCCCAACATTTGACCAGCATAGCATTTATACTGCGGTCAAAAAAGTGAACCACACACAGGGGCTTGACGTTCTGATTGTGGATTACTTTAAGGGAAAAGGTGAGGGAGATGCTTTCGATAGCTATCAAGAACTCGGAAGATTTGTGGATATGGTGAAGAATCAGATTTGTGGTGAGATGAATATTGCGGGAATCGGAGCGGCACAGGCAACTGTAACAGGAAAGCTGGCCGACAGTGCGAAGATTGCACGCAACGCCTCCACAATAGCCATGATTTCAGACAAAACTCCGGAAGAAATCGAGGCAGATGGTGCAGAGTGCGGCAATAAAAAGCTTCGAGTCACGGTAAACCGGAATGGAATGCAAATGGCACAGGGTGAATACATAGACTTGCTGTTCGATGGGAACCACATCTTATACCAGCAAGCCAAACAGCATATCCCACAGACTCCGTTTTAATCAATCAGCATAATTAAATAATCTACGAAGGGAGGGGACGGTGTGGAGCTTTCAGAAATGATTGAGTCCGTTGATATTCTGGAGTATATCTCGCAATATACAGAGTTTACAGAGAAAAACGGAGAATATTGGGGGCTTTCTCCGCTCAAGGAAGAGAAGACACCGTCCTTTTCCATCCGAAAAGAAGAAAATAATTTCTATGATTTCTCTTCTGGTGTTGGCGGGAACGTTCTGACGTTCATCCGATACTACAACAAGTGTGGATACCAAAAGGCAATCGAGATTTTGAAGGAGTATGTTGGTTGTGATGGCGATGTAGCTCCTCCACACAAGAAACTTGCTGCAACTGAGGTCGCAAAGCGGTTTGCTAAGCCCAAAAAGACAAATAAAATCAGCAAGGTGACTGCGCTTCCGGATGATTATATGGAACGGTACGAAAAAAGGCAGGATAAGCTTGCCGTTTGGAGAGCAGAAGGTATATCTGAAGCTTCTATGAACAAGTTTCAGGTGTATTACGACAGTTTTTCCAACCGTCTCGTCTACCCAATCAGAAGTCCAGACGGAAAAATCATCAATGTGGGCGGCAGAACCCTTGACAAAGCATGGAAAGAGAAGGGTTTGCGTAAGTACACCTACTTCAAGCCTTGGGGAGAGCTGAATACACTCTACGGTCTATATGAAAACAGGGAAGAAATCCAAAACAGGCATGAAATCATCCTGTTCGAAGGCGCCAAGTCCGTCATGTTGGCCGATACATGGGGAATCCATAACACAGGGGCAATTTTGACGTCCCACTTGAACCCAAACCAAATGAAAATCCTTGCGCAGCTTGGCTGCAGAGTGGTTTTTGCACTGGATAAAGAGGTTTGTATTCGAGACGACCATAATATCAAGCGGTTAAAGCAGTTCGTAAAGGTTGAGTACATCTGGGACAGAGACAATCTGCTGGATGCGAAAGATGCCCCGGTCGATAAGGGGCTTGAGACATGGAAAAAACTCTACGAAGGGAGGTTGTCATGGCGATAGATAAGCAATATACCGTTTACCATCTGCATAGTGACCTCAGCAACGGTGTTACAAACATCGACTCGGTCACAAAATATGGAGAATACATAGAAAAAGCCAAGGAATTCGGAATGAAAGCGATGGCTTTTTCAGAGCATGGCTCTGTCTTTGAATGGTGGCACAAGAAAAGTGCCATCGAAGCAGCCGGCATGAAGTATATCCATGCTATTGAAGCGTATCTCACTGTGACTTTGGACGAAAAGGTGAGGGATAACTACCACTGTGTGCTGCTCGCAAAGAACTATGATGGATTTTTAGAGCTAAACCGACTCGTATCGAGGAGCTTTGACCGTACAGACAACCACTTCTACTATGTACCACGTATCACCTTTGACGAACTATTCGCTACATCTGACAACATCCTGATTACAACAGCCTGCGTTGGCGGTGTATTTGGGAAAGCAGACGCAGATGTTGAGTCGATGTTCCTTGAGTTTATTCAGAGAAATAAGCATAGGTGTTTCTTTGAAGTCGGACACCATATGGATGAGCGGCAGGTCGAGTACAACCAAAAACTGTATCGGCTTAGCGAGCAAACTGGTATCCCATTGATAGCCGGAACGGATACTCATGTGCTTAACGAGGAACATGAGAAAGGGAGAAGCATCCTGCAGGCGTCCAAGAACATCCAGTTTGATGGGGAAGAGAAGTGGGATTTGAAATTCAAGTCCTACGATGAGCTTGTCGCTGCTTATAGACGACAACGCTCACTCCCAGAGGAAGTGTTCTTAAAGGCCATTGAGAACACAAATGTTCTGGCTGATATGGTGGAAGAGTTTACGCTTGACCGTGGCACAAAGTATCCGCACATCTACGAAAATCCAGAAGAAACCTTTAAGGCGAAGATTGAGGACGCACTTCAACATCATCCATACGCCTTGAAAAATCACGATGAAGCGGAACTCCGTAAGGTTGTGGATGAAGAGTACGATGTCTACAAAACGACTCAGTCCATTGACTTTATGCTTCTTCAGACCTACCTCAGAGAATGGGAAAAAGAGAATGGCATCCAGTGCGGATATGGCAGAGGCTCTGTGTCTGGCAGTATGATAGCATATCTGCTTGGCATTACGCAAATGGACAGTATTCGCTTTGGATTGAACTTCTTCCGGTTCATGAACCCTTCCCGTGTTACCAACGCCGACATTGATACGGACTACTCTGGCAAAGACAGAGAAACTGTGAAGCAGTTCCTCCTTCGTGACAAGATGAATCTGCCGAATATCAGGTCTGCTGAGATTATCACATTCAACACCATCGCTTTGAAGGGCGCAATTCGAGATGTATGCCGTGCTTTGTATAAGGACAGGCAGGACAAGAACTATCTGCAAATCGCCAACTATATTTGCAAAGAGGCAGAGATTCACGAAGATTCTATCCGGAAAGAATACCCAGAGGTGTTCAAATATGTGGACATCGTAAACGGCACTATTGTTTCCATCGGAACACATCCAAGTGGAGTCCTTATCAGCGACTTGCCTATTGAACAGACAGTCGGTCTTTGCAGCGTATCTACATCAGATTACCCGGTGTCCATGATTAACATGAAAGAATTGGATGACCTGATGTACGTCAAGCTGGATATCCTTGGCTTGGACAACATCGGCGTTATCAATGACACGTGTAAGAAACTTGGAATTGAGCGGCTGACACCAGACAACACGGATATGGAAGATATGAATGTGTGGCGAAGTATCCGTGACAACACAACCCTGATATTCCAATGGGAGTCTGACAGCGCCCAGCATTACCTGAAACAGTTTATGTCTGACGAGACGTTGGAAATCGCAAGGTCGAAGATTCCGAACTTCTCCATGCTGAAGTGGATGTCGTTTGGGAACGGTTTGTTAAGGCCGGCCTGTGCCAGCTTTCGTGATAGCGTAGCCAGGGGCGAGTTCTACGATAATGGTTTTGACGCACTCAATGAGTTTCTTGCTCCGGAAGCAGGACGAATCGCCATGCAAGAGACCATCATGCAGTTCCTTGTTAAGTTCTGTGGGTACTCTGCGGCAGAGTCGGACAATGTTCGCCGTGCTATTGCGAAGAAAAAGGGGACAGAAACGCTGCTACCGGAAATCGAGAAACGGTTCATAGACTATTCATCTGAGCACTATGACATTACGAGAGAGCGGTGCGAAGAGGTTATCAAGCCTTTCCTGCAAATCATTCTGGATGCATCGGCCTACGGGTTCTCGTGGAACCATTCTGATGCCTACTCATCCATTGGATATATCTGTGGTTATCTACGCTATTACTATCCGCTTGAGTTCTTGACAGCAGCACTCAATATCTTTGGTGACAACATGGACAAGACGGCGGATATTACGAACTATGCCACAAGGGTAGGCATTAAAGTAACACTACCAAAATGGGGATTGTCAAGAGGGAAATACTTCTTTGATAGAGAAAAGCGAATCATCGCCAAGGGGCTGACCTCCATTAAATATATGAGCGCCGGACTTGCGGACGAGCTGTACGCCTTATCCAAAGAGAAAGAATATACCAGCTTTATGGAACTGCTTTCTGACTTGGACAAAAAGACGAGTATCAACTCAAGACAGCTTGACATTCTGATTAAACTGGACTTCTTTTCAGACTTCGGGAATCAGAGAGAACTCCTTCGAATGGTAGACCTGTTCTCCAACACATTCAAGAAGGGAGACGCCAAGAAAATCAAAAAGTCCGATGTAGACGGAACTCCGCTTGAGGACATTGTAAAGCGATACGCGGTCGGCGTTACCAAGTCTGGCGGGGTGGCAAAGAGCTACACGCTATTGGATGTCATGTCGATTTTGAAAGAAGCAGAAAAAGCGATTAAGAGTGTAGGGATGGAAGACTTGAGTGATATCCTCAAGGTTCGAAATTTCTACGATGTGATGGGGTACATCGGGTATGTGTCCGGTAAGGACGAAGATAGGCGCAAGTTGTATGTGACCGATGTGCGACCTTTACATAGAAAAGCTGATGGAAAATTGTTTGGGTACAGTATCTTTACAAAATCCATTGGCAGCGGGAAGGAAAGTCGTTTTACGGTATTTTGCAGGGTATACGATAAAGACCCAATCAAATCAGGGGACATCATCTACTGCAAAGGTTATGAGCGTGACGGTCAATATTTTAAGCTGACCGCCTACAGCAAGGTAATTTAAGGGGGTGGTGTCTATGTGGGATTCTTGAAATTATGTTTCGCAGGCAATTCTACATTATATAAATATAAAACTTCCGTTTTATGAATAAAAGGAGCGTGCATAGTTTGACACAAAACCTGATTTGCAATCACTGCGGCAAGGAGCTTGACTTCTTTGACCTGCAGAATGACTTTTCTATACATAAGAGAATTGGATACGGAAGTGTCCATGACGGAGACGATGTGCATATGCGCCTCTGCTCCGAGTGTTTTGATAAGCTCGTAGAAGAATGCGAGGTCTCACCAATTGAGGAGATGGATGGCTAATGGATAGAGAACGATATACAGAACTGGTTGCGGATGCAGTCGGGAAAGCAAACCGGCTGCTCGCCGTTTCAGATGGACAGAACAGTGTGGTGCTCGTGATGAGTAGAGCCATGCGGAATGAAATCTTAGTGCAAGAGGGCGCTAATTACACCATGCGAAATGGCGATTATGTCGAGGAGTATTGTGGTTATCGTGTTGGAATCGTCAATGAAATTGATGATGAAGAGTTCATCCTTCCAGCAATGGTTGGAATGGCTTATCACCCTGGGATGCAGATTGACGATGTTATCGTTGTAGACGATGAGAACCGGTTGTTCAGGCTGGAGAATACAGACCCAGTGCAATTTGCCGACATGGGTCTCACTGTAAGCTTCGGCCTGTATGTAGATGTTGCTACTACAGCTATTGCCGATAACGTTGCTACTATTTCAGCAGACTTAGCAAATACAATCGCAACAACTGCCAATACCGCTACCATTACTATTGATGACTTCGTAGGTGCTGTCTCAAACATCACATGGGATGGCGTTCTGAACACAGGAGCTCAAACTGTTACCGCTACTGACGGTATGAATTGGTGGTTAAGAGACACCTATCCGATTCCCGATTACTACTCCCGCCCAGTAGAATACTCTCCTCCAAAACGAAAGGCGAGGAAGAAGGAAGAAGAATTAAGCGCCGGGGACACGAGGCTTCTGGATGAGTTTTTATTCGGATTTGCAAGAAACGGAGCGTGACCGGCAAACATACTGTGTAGGGAGCCCGGAGTGAAAAACTCCGAGCTCTTTTCGCAGACAGCAGAGAGGTAAAACAATGCGGAAATTATTCACTATCTTCCCGTTGTGCATCGTGTTATGCCTGTTAACAGGCGGATGTTTCACCGCAGATGCGAACGAGGAAAATTATGAAGAAGAAATTGCCACGGTAAGCTATGACAACAACACTGACTATATGTCACTGATGGTTCAGTATGCTGCTGCCGGCAATATGGATGCGTTGGGCGCCGCTGTTACAGCGAGAAATGAAAAAATAGCGAACCAACAGTTGGGATATGAACAGTTGAGTGTGGATGAGTTCTTAAACGATTATGAATCCTACGCCGGATTTTCCTTAGATACCGACTACATGAGCCAAATGGTGTCATGTTGCTTGAGTGGAGATGTGGCTGGCGGCTTGGAGGCAGAACAGTTAAGAAATCTGAAAATCGACACACTCAATCTGGATGTTACAAAGGTCAGCTTTAACGATTTGTATTTGCTGTCCAAGATTATTACATCAGAGGCCGGGTCTAACTGGCTATCTATGGAGTGGAAGATGATGGTTGGAGAGGTACTTCTGAATCGTGTTGCATCCCCAGAATTCCCAGACTCGATTGAAGAGTGTATCTATCAGACCGGACAGTATTACAGCAGGGGAAACCAATACTTTGCGAATCTCCTGCCATATGAAGACTGCGTTGAAGCTGCTTTGCGGCTGCTCAATGGAGAGCGTGTCATCAACGATGGCTCAGTTGTTTTTCAGGCAAACTTTCGGCAAGGCAGTGGCACCTACCTCAAACTGTATGACCAACAATTAGGATACACATACCTCTGCTATAGCAGTTATCCAGAGTTATACGAAAGTTGAGGTTAACAATGGGAAAAGTAATCATTCAACAATATACGACAAAGTACCCCATCACCATGATTGGTGAAGAAGCAGGAACCTGTTGGGGCGCTGACACAAGTGACAGCAGCAAAAACTATAAGCGTGGCCTTGAGTGCCTTACCAATGAACATGGGAGAACAACTGAGTACCCAGATGTCTACATGATTTTGGATGGATACTCCGCAAGAGTTATCCGTGAGTGGTACACACATATTGGCGGCTCTCCAACGAGGCTTCAGGCAAGCACACGGTATATCGATTATGAGCATGGTTTTGACTTTGTCGTACCTCCAACAATTCAGAATAACCCACAGGCTCTCAATGTCTACACTGGAATCATGGCAGATATAGCTGACGGGTTAAAGGAATTAGACGAACTGGGCATCCCTCGTGAAGATTCCGCGCTTGGCTTACCGCTGGGGATGACCACAAGAATCGTGTGCAAACACAATGCGCGGAACTTAATGGACATGTCACATCAGCGGATGTGCAACAGGGCGTACCACGAATACCGTAAGCTGTTTAATGATTTATGCGATGCGCTCCGAGCCTATTCGGAGGAATGGCAATACATCGTTGACCACTACTTTATGCCAAAGTGTAAGTATATGGGTTTCTGTAAAGAGAAGTACACTTGTGGATTGATGCCACGGAGGGAGGCGCCCATGTGAACATCTATATATTGCTTACACTGGTGACTTTCTTCATTTTGATTCTGTTGCTAAATAACGACCGTGGCTGGCCAGTGTGATGCCTATGGACAGCAAAATTAGAAACCCATATCGGATGAGACAACTCATCGATTTTACTGGGTTGGAACTCGAAGGTGGTATCTATCCAACCGATATAGATGGGTTGATTGAATATCACGACCAAGAATACATACTGATTGAAGTCAAATACGGGAAGACCAAAGTCCCATTTGGACAAAGGTTAGCGATAGAGCGCATGGTTGATGATTTCACAAAGATAGGAAAGTCTGCGGTTGCCATCGTATGCGAACACACCGTAAAAGACGCAGATAAACATGTCGTTGCAGCGGCGTGCAAAGTGCGTGAAATCTATTACGGTGGTGAACACAGGTGGAGGAAAACCGAAAAGCAAATGACGGTCAGAGAGTTCGTTGATAACTTTCAATCATTTCTGACAGAGAAGGAGGGATTAGTAGAGTGCAAGTGATTGTGATTTCGGGAAAGGCGCAGCATGGGAAAGACACAACGGCTGGGTTCCTGAAAGATGTTCTTGAGGCCGATGGATATTCTGTCCTTATTGCCCATTACGGCGACTTGGTTAAGTATGTCTGCAAGATGTACTTGGGGTGGAATGGAGAAAAGGATGAATACGGAAGGTCTTTGCTGCAGTATGCGGGGACAGATGTTGTTCGTTCTCAGAACGAGAATTACTGGGTTCAATTCGTGGGCGACATGCTCACGTTCTTCAAAGATAAGTGGGATTACGTTTTGATTCCCGATTGTCGGTTCCCAAATGAAGTCAATTATTTAAGGGAAGTCGGGTTCGACACTATTCACATCCGCATTATCCGTGATGGATTTATTAGCCCGCTGACAGAGCAGCAGCAAAATCATCCGTCTGAAACGGCGCTGGACGATGTCCAAGCTGATACATACTTCCACAACGATAGAACACTGTCAGACCTGAGAGAAAAGGTGGTGCGGTGGGTAACGGAACACAACGGGCATCACCAGATTACCTTTGAAGAAATTATCAATTAAGGGAGGCGGCCGCCATGTCAAAGACGAATCCGAATAGCTACTATGATATTGAGTTTGAGGTTGAAGAAGTTCTTTTCAGAAACGGGCTCGTTGAAGATATCTTCTATCTAAAAGACCTGAAACAGCGCAAGCTCTTTATTGCAGCCAACATCAGTCAGGAGACAGTTGAAGACGCTGTGAGACATATTATGCAATTCAACAGAGAGGACGCAGACATTCCTGCGGAGGAACGAAAGCCAATCATCCTCTACGTATCCTCTAACGGTGGAGATGTAGATGCCGGTTTTGAGTTGATTGACGTAATTATGAACAGCAAAACGCCGGTCTACACCATCAACCTTGGCTACCAGTACTCGATGGGATTTCTGATTGGGCTTGCCGGACACAAGCGGTACGCAATGCCAAATGCAAAATTCCTGTTGCATGATGGTAGCAACTTTGTGTTTGACTCTGGTGCGAAAGCACAAGACCGTATGGAGTTCAACAAGAAAATGGAGTCTCGTATTAAGGATTACATTTTGTCCAGAAGCAAGCTGACTACCGAAGAGTACGATAGCAAGTACCGTATCGAATGGTATATGTTCAGCGACGAAGCAAAGGAAAAGGGCTTTGTCGATTTCATTATCGGAGTAGATTGCGGATTGGATGAAATTGTGTGAGGTGTTTCTATGCAAGAGTATTTTGGATTCCGTGAGGCCATTATGTCCGATGATGAGATGTCAGCGTTCTATGGTGGCGAGTGGGATGAAAATATCTACGGCTGTCTTCAAAACGAATACCTCGTACTGAAGAATATGGAGGGGGAGGTCTGTGACCAATTCAAATGGGATGGCTCCCACTACATAAAGGTTCCTTTTAAGCAAATCAATACGAGGTTCATCGGAAAAGTAAAGCCAAGAAACCTGCAACAGCAGTTAGCACTGGATATGCTGTATGACCAAGATATTACTGTCAAAGTCCTCGTAGGAAAATTCGGAACCGGTAAGGATTATCTGATGACATCTGCGGCCGTTGACCAACTTGAAAAAGGGAAGTATGACAAAATCGTCTGGGTAAGAAACAATATTGAGGTAAAGAATTCTAAGCCAATTGGACATCTTCCGGGCGACTACAAAGATAAGCTCCTCCCGTTTGCGATGCCTTTGGCAGACCATCTCGGTGGTGTAGAAGGGCTTGAATATATGCTCGGACAGAGCAAGGTCGAACTGGTGCATCTGGGTTTCATTCGCGGAAGAGACATTAAAAACTCTATCATCATGTGCTCAGAAGCGGAGAATATGACAAAAGAACACATTCAGCTTTTGCTTGGTCGTGTCGGGGAGGGTTCATCACTTTGGATGAATGGCGACTACAAACAAGTGGATGGCGATGTGTTTCTGAAAAACAGCGGTCTGATTCTTGCTGTGGACAAGCTCAAGGGACATCCCCGTTTTGGCTTTGTCAAGTTACTCAAAACAGAGCGGAGTGAAACTGCAGCGATGGCAGACCTGCTGGATTAGACCGGAGGTGTTATGAAAAAACTTACAATACTGATTGATATGGACGACACGCTGGAAGACCTGCTCGGTGCATGGGTTTCCTATTTGAATACTCAATATGGCACCAACGTACATAAGGAGGACGTCAAGCAGTGGGATATTTCTGTGGCATTTCCGTCTTTGTCGAAGACCCAAGTCTATGAACCAATTTTGTTAGATGACTTTTGGAAGACCGTCCAGCCAAAGGATGGCGCAGTAGAGGTTGTGCAGAAACTCATTAGCGATGGACATCGTATTTATGTTGTGACAGCGTCTGCCTATGAAACGCTTCGAACAAAGATGGAAGATGTGTTGTTCCGTTATTTCCCACTCTTATCATGGGGCGATGTCATCATCGCCTCTTGTAAGCAAATGATTAAGGGCGACATCCTGATAGATGACGGCGTTCATAATCTACTCGGTGGCGAATACACCGGTGTCTTGATGGATGCCCCTCACAATGCTGACTTCCATAATGAGGACGTGGGGATTGTTCGTGTCCACTCTTGGGATGAAATCTACAAGGTGGTCAGAGAAATCGCAAAGAAAGGCGGGTAATGCGTATGCTTGTACTTTATTCAACTGGATGTCCCAAGTGTGGGATATTGAAAAAGAAATTGGATGAAAGGGGAATGCAATATCAAGAAAACACGGCGGTAGAGGAAATGCTTTCGCTTGGAATCACATCCGTGCCAGTTCTGTGTGTGGATGGTCAGATGATGGATTTTGCTAACGCTGTGAAATGGATTAACAATCAGGGGGATTGATGACGAATGGACATTACACTGAAACTTTCCAAAGACTTCGAGCGGTGTTTGGAAGATTTGAAGAAGAAGTACGGTGAGGACTTTGAGTATATCAATGGTCTGCACCCAAGCCAGCTCGACTTTTCAGAATTCATTGATAACTTTGTAGACAAAGACACGCTGGCAGATGCGTCTATCGACCCCAATGCCAATGCAAATCATAAAGACATTCGCAGCTTTATGACGGAAAAGGCCAAGAGCGAAGATAAGCTCTTTGGCCTGAATAAGATTTTCCTTACTATTAAGAAACAGTGGGGACTGCGTACCGCAAAACAGTGGCTGGAACAGGAGTTCAGTAAAGGGTTCTACCTGAATGACAGTACAACGGCGAGCTACTTCCCGTACTGCTGGGCAAACGACCTGACCCGTTTAGCAACTGAGGGTCTGTTCTTCCTAACTAACTACAACCATCAGGCACCAAAGCACCTGACTACATACTTTGATGATGTAATTGAGTTCGTATCGTTCCTGTCTAACCGGCAGTCCGGTGCGGTTGGTCTACCCAATGTACTTATCTGGGCATGGTACTTCTGGAAGAAGGATGTGGACGCTGGCTATTGCATGAAGAACCCGGATTACTATGCACGTCAGCAGTTCCAGAAGTTTATTTACCGCCTGAATCAGCCGTTCCTGCGGATTGACCAGTCAGCATTCACTAATGTGTCCATCTTTGACCGGCCTTATCTGGAGTCTCTGTTCGGCGGTGTGGAATTCCCGGATGGCGAACTCGCTATCGACCATATCGAAGACTTCATCGATTTCCAGAAAGTCTTCATGGAAGTTGTGAGTGAAATCCGTGAGGAAAACATGTTTACATACCCGGTGCTCACCTATTCTCTGTACTACAAAGATGGTAAGTTCCAAGACGAAGAGTTTGCACGGTGGGCGAGTGACCACAATATTAAGTGGAGCGACTCCAACTTCTTTGTCAGCGACAACATCGGCATCCTTTCCAACTGCTGCCGGTTGCTCAGCGACACCAAAAAGCTGGACGCTTTCATTAACTCTATCGGTGGTACGGCTTTAAGTGTTGGTTCCTGCCGTGTCAGCACCATCAACCTTGTCCGCATTGCGTATGAAAGCAAGATGAACAAGAAGAAGTACATTGAGATTCTGAAAGACCGTGTGCTGCTGGATTGTAAGGCGCTTTCATCTATGCGCCACATCATCAAGCGCAACATCGAGAAGGGGCTTCTTCCGAACTATCAGGATGGTGCTGTTGAGCTGGATAAACAGTTCTGCACCATTGGCGGCATCGGGATGTATGAGGTCATGGATTTGTTCGGCCTGATTGAAGAGGACGAGATGGGGAACAAGTATTACTCCGATGAGGCGGTAGAGTTCGCCACAGAAATCCTTGATACCATCAACGAGGTTAAGGACAACTTTGAATGTGACTTCACCTTCAACTTGGAGATGATTCCTGCGGAGAATTGCGCCGGCGTTATCTGCGCCGCTGACAATTTACTCTTTGAACAGAATCGGTATTTTATCTACAGCAATCAGTGGATTCCCCTCATGGAGAAATGCACTATCCAAGAGAAGTGCCGGCTTGGTTCTCTCTTTGATATGAAGTGCGGCGGCGGTTGTATCGCACACATTGATGTGGAGAGCCGGTTCCCCAACGAGGAAACTGCGTGGGAAATGCTGAACTACGTGGCGTCGCAGGGCGTCATTTATTTTGCTTTCACCACAAAGATTTCTGTTTGTAAGAACAAGCACGCCTTTATGGGAACGTCCACTTGCCCTGTGTGTGGCAAGCCGATTGCGGATACATATGCTCGCGTAGTTGGATTCTACACTCCTGTCAGCAGTTATCAGGCGGTGCGCAAACAAGAGTTCAACCAGCGCAAGTGGTACGATGTGCTGACAAAGAGCGAGGTTATGTAATGCACGTTAAAGGAGTCATAGAAGAGGATTTTGTCAATTATAAAGTCCCATCAATGTTTATCAACACCTGCTTCTGTGATTTCAAATGTTGTACAGAACTTGGTCTGGACATAGGGGTGTGCCAAAACTCACCCCTTGCCCAGTCCGATACAAAAGAAATCGCAGACAGTGTTATATACAAGCACTTTACATCTAACCCAATTACCAAAGCAGTGGTTATCGGTGGCATGGAGCCAATGATGCAGATAGGCGAGGTCACAGCTCTGATTAGTCTGTTCCGTGAGAATGGGTGTACAGCGCCATTTGTTATATACACAGGCTATTACCCATCAGAAATCAGTAAGGAGCTGGATGCACTCCGGCCGCTGGGCAACATTGTAGTGAAGTTTGGGAGGTTCATACCAAACAAGCCAAGCAAATTTGATGATGTGCTTGGCATAGAGTTGTCCTCTGATAACCAATTTGCAGAAAGGATTTCATAATGCCAAAGGAAAGCGAAGAAAAGTATGTGATTACACCAAAGGGGATTGCTACTCTGGCAATGCTCCGTACTGGTTTGATTCAAAGCATGAATGACCCACGGTTCGAGGGGTTTTGGCAGTTATTCGAAAGTGATATGGAAAGGCTCGGCTATATCGTATACGAACAAGAGGTAGAGTGAAATGAGGATTTATACCAATCCAGATAAGGAATACGTCGCTGAAATCAGGCGGCAGCTCAAAGCAAATTCAGGCTATTGCCCTTGTGCTCTGTTAAAGAATAAGGACACCAAATGCATGTGTAAAGAGTTCCGAGAGATGGAAGAGGGAATGTGCAATTGTGGACTGTACATAAAGGAGAAGTAAAAATGACTAAGAAAACTGTGGTCGAAACTGTGTATGAATATAATAGCGAAGGTAAAATGGTTAAGAAAACCATGACAGAGACAGTGGAATACGACTCGCCGTATTTCCAACTGCCGGATACCTCTCCATATACGACGCCTATGGTTGTCCCATATTGGGCAACTCAGCCTACATGTACCTGTAATGCGGCGAGTGAAAAACAATGACCGGATGTAAGTAAAGGAGTGTTACTATCAAGAAAGCGCAAAAGATTTTAACGACCGTATTTGTTTGTGCGGCTATGTTTTCTTTGGCTGGTGCTGCCAGTGCAAATGATATTAAGAGCAACATTGACGCTGCAATCCAAAAGCAGAATGAGGCGCACCAAATCGCAGAATATGTACGTGGGTTTGGGGAAGAGGAAGACCACCCAGCCATCCTGTTTGCACAGGAAAAATGGTGGGAGCAACAAGAGATTCTCACAGACCTGTACCAGCAGTACGACAAGGCAGTTGCTGAAGAACAGTCAAAGGGTACATACATAGGCACCTTTCGCATTTCCCATTATTGCCCTTGCTCTATTTGCAACGGTGGCTACACTGGTACTGCTACGGGCGCACGGCTGACACCGTGGTACACCATTGCGGTTGACCCGTCGGTCATCAAGCTGAACAGCACAGTTTATATTGATGGATACGGCGAGTTTAAGGCGCAGGATACAGGGAGTGCAATCAAGGGAAACCGAATTGATGTGTGCGTCAGCAGCCATGAAGAGGCGTACAGACTTGGCGTTGTTTACAAAGATGTATATGTGAAATAAGGGGGAACACAGCATGAATCGTGTTGGAGAGTTTGAAAAAGTAAGTTTTGAGCAATTCCGTATTGCAATGGACGATGCATTCCATGATATTGGATATACCGAAGATGAACTGCGTGAAATCTGGGAGGCCATCCCTCTGCCAGTCCGAGCGACATCAGGTTCTGCCGGATATGACTTTAAGTCACCCATCCCGTTTATTCTTCAGCCGGGCAAGACAATCAAAATCCCAACAGGAATCCGTGTGAAGATTGAAGACGGATGGTGGCTCGGCTGCCTTCCCAGAAGCGGTCTCGGATTTAAGTACCGTATTCAACTTAACAACACAATGGGGGTAATTGATAGCGACTACTATTACTCTGATAACGAGGGACATATCTTTGTCAAGATTACGAACGACAGCAATGAGGGGAAAACGGTCACGGTCAAGCAAGGAGACGGGTTCGCTCAGGCCATCTTCATTCCATACGGAATTACATACTCCGATGACGCAAGCACCATCAGAAACGGCGGCATGGGTTCCACGGACGCAAAGAGGTAAGGGCGATGAGAGATAAGAAAACGAGCATCGGGCTTGGCCTGCTGGATGTACTGGCTGTCATCTTTATTGTACTCAAGCTCCTTGGTGTGATTACATGGAGCTGGGTATGGGTGCTATCACCAATCTGGATTCAACTCGTAATTGTGGAGATTGTTTTCATCGTCATCTTGATTAAAGACCCTTGGTTACTCAAGAAGTAGAAAGAAGGGGCTGGCATCAAGCCAGCCCTATTTTTTTATTTGCCGAAAGTAGGTGGTATATGAACAGAATGACGCAGATTCCTTTTTGGGAACGCTACACGATGAGCGTCGAAGAGGCTGCGGCGTACTTCCGAGTTGGAGAGAATAAACTGCGAAAGCTTATTAGCGAAGATAATGATGCAGATTACATATTGTGGAACGGCAACAGACCTCAAATCAAACGCAAAAAGTTTGAAGAGTATATAGACCGTCACAATTTAATTTAGATATCTTGAAAAAGGGAGCCGGCTATGATACACTGGGTTAAGTCGTATTATTGTGGGCTCTTTATCGGAAGGAGCTGTGTATGTCCGAGAAGAGACGCGACAATAAGGGCAGGATTCTCCGACAAGGAGAACTACAAAGGAGTGACGGCAAGTACGAGTACAGATACTTCGATGTGAAGGGTGAGAAGCGTAGCATCTACAGTTGGAAGCTGGTAAGCACGGACAAAGTTCCAAAAGGAAAGCGAGAGTGTCGTGCACTCAGAGATATGGTGAAAGAAATTCGGCGAGATGTAGAGGATGGTATCAATAGCTATCAGGCATACCGCACCTCTTTGAACCGTTTCTTTGATGATTATATCGAGACAAAGTATGAACTCAAACCCTCTACCAGAACCAACTATAAGTATATGTACAACAAGTATGTGAGAGAAGAAATTGGCTATAAAGATATTGCCTCTATAAAGTTCAGCGATATCAAAAAGTTCTATATCCATCTAATTAAAGACATTGGGTTTAAGCCCAACAGCATGGAGATTATCAACACAATCATCCACCCCGTATTTACGATAGCCATGAGGGATGGGCTGATTCGTATCAACCCGGCGGATGGGGCTATGGCAGAAATAAAGAGAAGCCATAACTGGGAAAAGCCTAAGCGCCATGCTTTGACAGAAGCGCAGCAATCTGCTTTTATAGAGTATATCAAGGGCAGCAAGACGTACAGGCATTGGCTCCCGCTCTTTACTGTTCTGCTCGGCACAGGATGTCGAGTTGGAGAAATCATAGGATTGCGGTGGCAAGACTGCGACTTCCAAGAAAAGATAATCACCATTGACCACAGCCTGATATACCGCCAACAGGAAGACGGGGGAGGGTGTGTGTTTCACGTTAGTACGCCCAAGACTAAAGCAGGCATAAGGGTAATCCCTATGCTCGAAGCTGTCAGAAAGGCATTATTGGAAGAACGGCTAAGCCAAATGCGAACGGGCTTCAATCAGACGGTCATAGATGGATACAGCGGCTTTATCTTCTCCAATAGATATGGAGACGCGCTAACGCCACACTGTATTAACAGGGCAATCGAGCGCATATCCAGAGACTATAATAAAGAAGAAACAGAAGCTGCAAAGGAAGAACGGCGACAACCTGAACTTCTTCCACATTTTACAGTCCATAATCTTCGTCATACATTCTGCACACGGTTCTGTGAGAATGAAACCAACCTCAAGGTTATCCAAGAGATTATGGGACATGCCGATATCTCCACAACGATGAATATTTATAACGAAGCAACCAAAGAAAAGAAGAAGGAGAGTTTCGCAAATCTCGAAGGAAAAGTCAAAATCAGCTAATGAGATTTTTACACCTGATTTTACACCTTTTCAAAGCAGAGTTGCGTGAACTTATAAGAACTTATGGGTAAGATGGCTTTGCGCGTGTGCTGTGTACCAACGGTTTTAAGAAGTTATAAGAAGTTATGTACGGGTCGTATTCACGTCCCCACGATGAAGCCTCTTGATTGATAAAACCATTGTAGCACAACGGGTTTACGGTTTCTATACCGTTTTGAAAAGCTGTTTTACACCTGTTTTACACCTTTTCATTTCATGAGCCCGCAATAACGACTCCTGAAAAGACACCTCTGCTTCGAGCAAGGGTGTTTTTTCTTGCACATTTTTACCGCCTTGAGACAAAGGCGGCATACATATTCTCTGCATGTTTATAAGAGTGCTGTAGTTTGACTGCAACAGTGTTATAAACACACAGATGCTTGCCACGGGCGTCAGGACGCGCTGTGAGCGACTTTGCACGCCTACCCATGCTGGGAGATGTCTGCGGCATAAAGGCTCGTACATGGCCTCTCTCGTGGCAACAAAAGCATGTCGTGGATGTACGGCGCAAAAAAAAGAGAGCCACCCGCAAATTGCAGGGGACTCTCCTATTGGGACAATGTCAAATGCATTTTGGGCGGGTATGAGGATTGATTCCTTGTACCCGCTTTTTTCTTTTCTGAATTTTACACCCACAAAATATCAGAAATGTAATTCGTTATTTTGGAGTCGGATAACCACGTGCGTCTTCCGCAAAGGTATGGTTCCGCATATGTTTCTCATAGGACTCCTTGATGATGCTCAAGGCGATATCTACCTCGCCATTGGTCATCCCATTACTTTCGATAATACTTTCATATTCTTGGTGAACCTTAAAAATACGATTGAACTGTTCGCGAGTCACTGGTTTGCTTTCGTCAATTACCAGTGAAGCGAAGCTAATGATAGCGTTGCGTTTGCTGTCTATTAGGATGGACAGAGTATCGCTATTATTCTTATCTAATTTTACTCCAAGTTCACTTATGCTCTTGTCGTATTGCTCCAGCTTCGAATTGACAAGGCGCATCCATTCATCGCGCATTCGTATGTTATCTGTACTGTAATGCTGGTTCAAATCATCAAGAGTAAGCTGGACTTGGTCAATGGTCTTCTCCATTTTCTGCAATAACATCCGTTCCTTCTTCCTTCGAACAAAGACCTTGCGGATTTTTGCAAACTCTGGAACGACCTTCCCCTTGAATTCCAACAGCTCCCCGATTACTTGAATAACAAGGAACAGACCGACGAGGACAATGGCAATCTTCGCCGGCACGTTCAGAAATTCAATGTAGTTAATCATAGGGCTTGCTCACCCCCTATATAAGCTTACACGCAAGCGCCTACAATTACTTGCCATTCAGTTGCTTCATCTGAGTAATGGATTCCTTCAGCTTATCAAATCCAAACATGGCCGCATAAGAAGTAAGGAACCCAACTACAACCGCCGCAACGACCATGTACCACTCAACGGCAATACTGCAGATTTGACAATAGGCGAAGAACGCTACTAACGTCAGTACCATAGATACAATCACGGCAAGAATATTTGTAGGCAGCTTATCCCAAGTCAGATTCTTCAGCACCTGAACAATAATATTGGTTACTACTACAAGAGCACCAATAATGCTCAGAAGAACAGGGATATTAAAGACATTTTCCATTTTTTGGCCTCCTAAATGTGTTTAGATTGGTGGACTATCAATGCTGCTCGTTTCACTTGAATTTGTGGAGAAGTTATTAGCCTTTGCCATTGCGTATTTAATACCCTCTCCTTGTGCGCTGGAGTTTTCGACCTCACTCTTATGGACAATTTTGCTCAACACAATACTGCATGCTGTCCCAATGGGGGTAAATACGACTGTCCAGCACATCAACGCTCCGGTGTATCCGGTCGTGATACTTTTCAGAGCAAGATAAAAACCACCGGCAAGACCGATGGCTAAGAACAACATGATATAAATTGCGAGGCGGTTAGTGAATCCGAGCCTTGCAAAATGACCGGGCTTTTTCTTCACATGCTTCGCCTGTGTCTTTTTCTTACGCTCAATCTTGATGGTCACGGGCACCACCCCTTTTTGCAGATTGGGTGTCACGATTAGGCGACACCCATTTTCTTTGCATAATTGTAGAACAACTGTGCAGCCTGCTCGCGGGTCAGCATGTCTGCCCACATGTAGTTCGGCGTACCGTCGGGCAGGTTACCGCCGCCAGCAAACAGGCCAGTGGAAGTCGCCCACTCACGAGCATCCTTGCTCCAGTCGCCACAGTCATTGTCGCGCAGCTCTGCGCGGTATTCGTTCATCAGTTTCTTGAAAGTGTCCAAAGTCATATCTTCATCCTCCTCTGTAACAGTTGTAGATGCAATTCTCTCCGTCCACTCAAGGGACACCCAGCCGACACCAGTATATCCCCAACCATTTTGTTCCTTGGAAATGTTGAGGATAGTACCATTCTCATAGGCGGTTACAACAGAACCGCTGATAGGTGCAGTACGACAGTTCAGACCGTCCTTTGCAGTAACCTTAACCTGATAGCTAACGGCAGTTCCAGTGTTGACAGTACCACCGGAGAGACGCCGGTTCACCTCAGTGACGATTTGCGGGTGGAGATTATAAAGATAATCACCGGGGCATGACTTGTTGGCAAACCAACGGTGAACAGTCAGCACCATCTCATTGGACTTCGGAGTATAAGCCAAAGTCGTATTTTTGTCGCCAAACCACACAAGCTTTGACTTGCCGTTTCGCCGGCAAATGTCTGTAACCAAGTCCAGCAGACCAGAATATGCTGCACTGGTGACCTTGTACGGGTCGTATGTATCACTGGCAACCTCAATGGTGACAGCCCGGTTGTCGTTCGCTGAAGATGAGGTACACCATGAGCGGTCTCTTTCCTCAACGTACATACCGATTCTGCCGTCATATCCCACACCGTAATTGGAAGATGCCTGCTTTGAAGACGGTGCAAAAATTGCGCCCAGAGATTCAATGCTCACCTGACCAACTACGCAATGGATAGAGATTCTATCAATGCTGTGGTTTCGGGGGCTTGACCGGTTCGGTGAAATTTTCGTATATGCTACAAGTGAACTATTGCTCATTCCATTACTCACTCCTTCCGTAGTTGTTCCAGCGAACTTGTCGTAATAGGTTTGTCCATAACCAGCTCGCTTGGATTGGGCGGATTGGCTCTGGTCGGCCGGACGTTCAAATTGGAGCAGAACCGCATTGGATGCTTCGAGTACAGACGTAGCGTTCCGCAACGTGTTCAGAACGCCGCTGTAGCCCTCTGACAGCTCTTTCATAAGAAAGCTAAGCTGGGTATCCAGGTCACCGATGGACGCTCCTGCGGCCTTACAGTGGTTCAGGAGAGCCTGCTTGCGCGACCAGAATGTCCACTGAGCCAATCCATATCCAGCACTGTCATGCACAAAATCAGAATAAAAGCCGTTATCTACAGCCGCCGTATAGGAGGCATCGGAATATCCCAGCTTTTTCTCATAAGTATTTTGGAGATTCTGCGGGTTCAGGCCGCTCTCAGCATAGAGGTTTCCCATCAGCCCTGCCGCACCATAGTCATTCAACCCATAGGATTTTAGAAACTGCCAGATTCTTTCATCGTTCGCCATCTCATGATTCCTCCCGATAAAGAATAAGGTCAGTCCTTTTCGTCATCGCCCCTGCCGTCACCGGCGCAGAAGCCAGCAACGGTGTCTAAATCAACAACGTCACCGTCTTCATCATAGAAATAGCCGGTTTCCTCGTCGTAGTCGAGCTGTCCGACGTATGGCAGGTCATCGTCAATCTCTTTGTTGTAGTAGCGCAGATTCAGCTCTGGCTTATTTTTCTTCTCGCTCATAAGCGAACCTCCTTATAAATCCATCATTTTATCCACAGATACGCATAGTGGGAGCTCGACCAAAAGCCGGCTCCCACTTTTTCTATATTAACTTTCACACCAGTTTGTAGTGCGGTTTCTCTTCCCCGAACATCCAATACCGGAGATAGTCATCCAATACAATTGCTATGGCAGATAGCACTACCCATGCAAGTGAGAAAGGCAGACATATCTGTCCCATCACGTTGAAGGGCATATTGGAATAGTCCCACACATTAAGTCCGAGCCATACATTAACAACAAGCCCGGTAATGAATTCACATACCGTTACAATAACGGCACCTATCATCGATTGCCAGACGATACCGAGTTCCCACGGGAATAGTTCGTTAATAAGACCAATCGCTACAAAGCACACACCACCAAGTATGAACATTGAAATATGTGTGTGGCCTCTCCACAAAAGTTCAATCAGTATGTAGATAAGACCGCCAATGACTGCAAGAATTGTGGACTTCAATACATGACGAAATGTCATAAAATATTACGCCTCAGAAGCGGCCTGCGCCATATTCGTAAGAATGGCTTGCATCTGCTGCTGTGCAACGGCAAGCTTCTCGTTCATCTCTGTGAGATAAGGTTCAGGAAGGGTCATGCCATATTCCACAGAGGAAATCGCTTCTGCGTTATCAAGGCTCTGCACATACTGCTTAAGCTCATTGTGGTAAGTGGTCTGCGTGGTAATAAGAGTCTGGGCAGCGATGTAGATTTGTACAATCTCATTTGCGGAGTAGACACGGCACACACCACCATCGGATTGATAGGGGAATTCGCTACCGCCCAACTCTACAACTCGGAATAAGTTATTGATATTGCTTTGGTCTTCAATGCTCAGGTTAAAATGAACGCTCTCTTCACCAAGCTCAATATCTACACCGGCAACAATAACAGCGTTGCACATATTAGAAATTTCGGCCAGCTTAGCTGCCATGATAAAAGACAGGGCATTGTCTTCACCAACGATTTCTACAACGTCTCCAATAGTAACCCAGCCACGCTCAACTGCTTTTAGAAGGCCAGACGCATCAATCATCTGCGCTTCGTACATTGCCATCAGTTTTTCTTTCATGCTCACACCTCCAGTGCTGCAAGAATCAGCTCATCCACAAGACCACGCTGTTCATAGGCCATACTTCCACCATCAATCTTAGAAACGATAATAGTGTCTGCACCATCAATATCATCATGACCAAGTAGATTATAGGGTTCGCTGTTAAATGCGACCCCAATGGCATCTGTCTCCGTGGCATTGGTTAAATCGCCGCTTGCACCAATCTTGATATAGTTTACAGAATCAGTGATACCGAGTTCTGTACCATCGATTTTGATAATACGATACATTTATGCGTCCTCCTTTGCACCAACTAATCGAGCAATATGCCGTAGGTCATCGATGTCGGCATGAAAGAAATCATGATTCCACAGCCAGTAATATTCATCATCAGTGCGTTTGTACTTCTGGCTGATTTCATCACTCCATACTTTGTCCCACCGTGCCTGATAGTTACCGTCATCTCGCTTGGACAAAGTCTTTTGAATTGACTGTGTTAATTTGCCTCGAACCTTACCCATATTGTCGTCATTTTCTGCAAAATGCTGATGGGCATTTTCACTGGTTTCCAAGCAAAGTGCTTTGTCTCCGTAGAAAATGTATCCATCATGGCCTTCGCATTCCGTCAAAGCTGGTAGGTTTACATACCCACATTTTGCTTGTCCCTTAAAACGTTTATGAACAATGTATTTCACCTTTAATTCCTCTTTCTCTAAAGTTTTCAATCCGTTCGGGAGAAAACCCGAATATCGCATAGAACAGCCTACGAAGCCGCAAAACACGTTTGTGGTCGTTATAGCATTCGAAGTAGGCGAGCATACCGTTAACAGAAGTCCATAGGTCTTCATAAGACATTTCGCCATTTTGAATCTTGTGGTAGAAAGCCTTTATCTTCCTACGTGCTCGTTTGACGCCATCTCGATTCCCGTTGACAATGACCTTCCCTGTTTCGGTCAGGTAATACTTCGCCTTGCAGTAGCGAAATGGTTTTGTAAGTGGAACAATTCGAGACTTAGAACGGCTGATGGTTAACCTCAAACTCTCGGCCTTTTCTACAACCAAATTCATGATTTCTTTCGCGTCCCTATCAGGTGGAACAATGACATAGTAATCATCCATATAATGTCCAGCACACTGAATTGATAACTGACATTTGATATAATTGTCCAGTGCAGATGGAAATGCAATCATCTCTGCTTGGCTTGGCTCAACTCCCAGCGGTAGCCCCTTGCCACCCGGAACAGTGTTTACAATGCTGTCGCCAAGCGCTCTCAAATCATTATTGTGCAAGAGCTGCTTGTGCCGTCTGAATATCATTTCATGTGACACAGATGGAAAGAACTGCTTAAAGTCCAAAAGGATGACGCTGCCCTCTCTGCCATACCGGCGAAAATGGTAACGTAGGTCTTCACGCAGTTCTCGTTTAGAGAACTCGAATCCTTTGCCCGGTAGACTTGCTCCATTGTTCCATATCATGCTCGGCAAATAAAGGGGCAGCAGAACCTTTTGGGTGAACACCTTATGTATCTGTCTGTCTTGGATACGCGGCGCATCAATAGGCCGTGTCTTTCCGCGTTCAGAAATCATGAAGTGAACATATGCCGCAGGCTCCCATTTGTGTTCCAAAATAAGCCGCCTGCGTCTTGCAGTGCCTGAGAACAAGTGCAACTCAAAGCGTTGCGTACTGTTCTTCCAGCGTACAGCATTGCAGCACTGCTTGCCGGCGCTGTATAAATCGTGATAAGTAAATACCTCGCTCAGTCCACCAACGTCCAAACTGCGCTGCAACCTGTTCGCTTCTCGTTTTGCTTTGCGGCGCTCATAACGGCCGCTTCGTCTGCTCATAAAGTTATTCGCCCTCCGTACATATATCTTGTAGGGTATCGTCTAATATGCTTTGCTCCCACACATGAAACGGGGTAAGATACATCGCCCGCCATGCACGCTCGGTTTCCCGGCGGCGTCCGTGTCTGAGCATCAAATGGCAGTTTTGGACTTGCGTCACGGGAAGCATCTCTCCTTTCGTAAAGGTCGTAGTTCACTCTGCTTCGAGTTACTGCGGTTGACCTTAACCATTTCTGGTTTACGAAATCCGGGGCGAGCCCATTGGAATTCCTTGCGTTGTTGTTGTTCGCGTTGCCGTTCGTGTTCACATTGCAGAAGTTGTTGCTGTTGTTGTAATTAGGGGAACGCTCCCACCAATTAGCAGTGGAACACGGAAGTGCGAAAAAACACACCCGCCGACAGGTTTTACAGAGATGCACCCATACTTTCATTATTTTCTGCCTTTGTCGCTCTTCAGCACATTTGTTAATAACCCGTTCTCTCGGTCGATTAACTCGCCGAGTTCCTGTGCCATATGCTCCAATTTCTTTTTGGCATCTGAAGACTTAACGCTATTACCACTTCCTGTAGTAAAACACCCCGATGGGTTTGTCATCATCAGCTCATAACAATGGCTAAGATGAACATCGAGTGCCATCAGTGATGCGCGTGCTTCAAGTAAATGCGTCTTCCGCAGTTCTTTCCTCATTGCATCAGAAGGATAGATGCTATTTGCTTTCTCAGTGTGGTCTAACACTTCTGAGGCAAGGGAAGACACTTCTGACGCAACAAGCCTTGAATAGCGCGAGGACAGGCGTGACAGGAAGTTGATGGTCTGAATGTAGATTTTGTTGGCGACATTGATATACTCTGCCTTGCTTTCAGACCTATGTGCTTTCAAAACTGACATAGAAATCTCCTTTCGTTCTTTTTATTGTGTTGTCCTCTTGGACTAATCACAAAGGGGCAACCCCCTCCGCAGAAAGAAAAATGCATCTGCAAACAAAGGCAAATGCAACCATGCTGATATTTTAATAGGGGGGGGACGAGGTTCCCATCCTAAACCGCAGAGGGGCAACCCCTTATATAGTTTCACCTGCTATGAATCCGCCCACTGTCGTGGGCTTGATTCATTTGGTTTCAAGATTAGACCCTGAAAGCCGGGGCGAGCCCAAAGGAATACCTAGCGTAGTAGGTGCTCGCGTTGCCGTTGGTGTTCACAAGGCAGAAGGTGGTGCTGTTGTTGTAAAAAGGGGAACGCTCCCACGAATAAGCAGTGGAACTTGTTGAGCTGTGACGGTATTTCACCTTGCTATTACCATTTTTGTAGTATTGGTACTGTTGCTGGTAATTCTGCTCAGCAGAGTTTGCATAGCTTCTGGTGCCAAAAATCTCAAACTCGGCCAGAAGCGGAAGGTAGTCAACCGACGCGGTAACATAGGACGCCGTGTTAGAGCCGCCACCAGTATTGTCAGTATAGATGGTCATCGGCTTCATAACAGCACGCAGGTCACTTGGAAGAGCAGCCATCAGAGTTCCAGAAACAGGAGACGTCGCAGTTGTGGTTCCAGCATCATTGTTGTTGGAGTTCGTACTGCCGAGAACATCATACCGCAGGTCGCAACCTTTCCAACCGCCAGAGTTAGTATTGGAGCTATGGTTCATGTTGAACCACTTCTGACCACCGGTCGAATAGTCGTTATAGTGGCTATCCACCAGACAAATATCCGTGCCGCCGCTCAGAGCCGTCTTGAATGTGCCGAACGTGATACCCGTACCCTCACGAGAACTATTGTGGTCAAACCCAAGGATGTACACATAATAAGTACCGTTAATGGCTTGGGTGCCGACAGTTCCGTTAACAGTCACAGCCTTGCGGTCACCAACAGCCCAGTAGTTCGCACCCTGACTTGCGTCAGCAACGCTCTTGATAACAGACCAGTCGTTTTCATTCAGAACCGAGCTGACAAACTTAGCCTCGACAGTAACAGACTGGCTTGATGGAGCGGTGTAATTTGTGCCGGCCGTGCAGCTTACGGTGATAGTCGTGTTACCGGTTGTCTGATTCACATTGTTAACGGTCACAGTATTGCCGCTGCGAGAAACAGTTGCGATACCAGTATTATTTGACACAACACTGATAGTGCCATCATGGTTACCACCGATAGTGAAGGTATCAGACAGGTTAGATGGACTCAGCTCAATGGAATTGGGACTCACCGTCAACGTACCAGTTGCTTTACCGATAGACCACGAAACGGTCTTGGCGGTTGTTGTACCATCGCTCCACCGATAATCCGTGGTCGGAGTGAAGGTCGCACTGTAACTGCCGGCGTTTGTACCGGAGGTTGTGCCACCGATAGTCATGTACGTCGTATTATAGTTGCTCCATGTTGGAGACTGAGAACCGCCGGTATAGGTCAGACTTCCGCTTTGTGAAGGAATGTTGGCAATCGTAATACGGTTAGCCACACCAGTATCACGCTGGGTGGCGGAAGCATTGATACCACCATCCGTAGTCTCAGGGAAGAAACTGATGTAATAAGTCGTACCATTGGTCAGCCCGGTTACAGTCAGCGGAGTGTTGGCATACTGATTCCGAGTCGTTACTTTCAGCGTATAGACTGCATCAGAGTCATCCTTGTCAGTGGCGTAAGAACCTTCCTTCACAACGACAGTAGTGCTTGCCCACGTTGCAAGAGTAACGCCGTCACTCGTAATGGTAGCAGCAGGGTCAGACCATTTGATGGTCATCTTGCCGTTACCAGCTTCCTCGGAAGCAACAATACTTGTGACATTCCAGCTATCAATCCCTGCCACCTGAGCAGTAGGAGTGGCGCTAAACTCATCATCTTCACTATCCGTATAAGTACCGGTTGTGGTGTATGGGAAGAATTTATAGTAGTAGGTCGTTCCATCAGACAGACCGCTGTCGCAGAAATATGCATTGGAATACTGGTTGCGAGTTGTGCTGTCAATCACAACAGTACCATCTCTGCGGCTTGTCGGCATGGAGCCAGCCTTACGAACAAGCAGAGTGCCTCCCCATGAAGCGAGTGTAGATTCGGCAACAACAAGGTCGTCTGGGTCTGTCCATTTGATATATACTTTTCCAGATGAAGTAAGCGTGGTAATATTAGAAACAGCAGCCAGTGCCAGCCCACCACCGCCACCAGAGCCGCCTGGGAAATTAGATAAAATTGGCATATCCTTGCCCTCCTTTTAACCTAAAAGAATGATATAAACAGGGATGTCGATGTCTGGCATCTCTCCATCGGCGGCAATCGTTAACTTGCCGTCTTCCTGTCCGACCACAGAAAGCATTGCCTCCCGCGCCATTTCACGTTGCTCAAACGTTGCGTTATGGGCAACAGAAATAGTACCGTTTTGTGTGGCAGTCAGCCCGGTAACGGTAATGTCCTGTGTGAACGGTGAATCAATACCAGTCCAAGCACTTGCCAGAAGAGTTGCAGAAACGAGTACGCTGCTGTTTGCCTTCTCGCCGAGGGCAGCGTCAATCTTGACCATGTTAGAATTTTCTGTTCCATTCATTTTGGTGCGCCACTCAAGGAATCGCTCTGAGCTATCATCTGTGATATACAGGCCATAGTTCGCGGTCGTATCGCTCATTTACATGCACCTCCATATCAACCAAGCAGAATAACAACAACGGGAATATCTCGTGTAGGCGTTTCGCCATAAGCTGCAATTGTGATAGTTCCTGTTCCTTGCCCGCACACATAGAGTTCTGCATTTTTTGCTGCCTCCATCTCAGCGTCTGAAACTGATTGAGACAGGCCAATAACTCCATTGGATTCTGCAGTAACTCCGCTAATTTGTAATGTCTGTTCTCCAGAAGACCACCCGCCTGAAAGCAGTGTGGCAGATACAGCAGTGCTCCCGCTGGAGTTTACAGGATTGATGCGGTGCCGCTTCTGTTCACCGTTATCTTCGGAGTCAATATAAAAACCCCCATCGTCGGGGGTGAAATAGGCATAGCCGTCATGGAACGGCGTTACATCTGTGGAAATACGGGAGCTGTCTCCCTTTAAGATTTTGAATAAAGCCATCTGTTTTCTCTACCTCCGTTCTACAGAGTTAAAGCTAAAAATAATGAAGGGGCGGGGTAACACCCGCCCCATTTGTTATGGGAATGTGATTAGAAGCTACCCCAGGTCAGAGCGGTGTCAGTGTATTCCTTCGCGGCGGTCTCAGCGGCATCCACATCGGTCATGGTAGCGGCCTTATTTGTGGAAGCGTCATAGGCGGTCTCGAAAGTGATGTTGTCCTGCTTGCCAGCCAGAGCGGTGGTCAGGCCAGTAATCTTGTTCTGTGCCAGCTCAGGAATATCGTTTGCGACCAGTGCACGACGGGTGACAGTAATCTTACCATCAGTTTCCGCAACAGCAGAAACAACCTGTCCATCAACGGCAGAGTCTTCAACATCAAGAGCAGCAATGGCGTCAGTGATGTCAGACTCCACAGCCTTACCGTCCAGAGCATCCTGCAACCCTTCCACCTTAGCGATTGCCAGAGTGGGGATATCATCGGCCACAAGTGCGCGACGGGATACAGCAATCTTACCATCAGTCTCAACAACGGCACTAACAACCTGACCAGACACAGCCTCGTCTGCAACATCAAGACCCTCAATGGCAGTGGTGATGTCAGCAGGAGTGGCCTTTGCAGCGAGAGCAGTTTCCAGGCCAGCAATCTTAGACTGTGCAATCGCAGCGTCAGCAGCGATATCAGTATCCTTGATGCTGCCCTTCACGGCGAAGGAAGACTCATCGCCCAGCTCACGCCAGGTAGCACCATCGTAGACATACTCCTTGGCGTTGTAGGTTACCACATCGCCCTTGGCAAACTCGTCCACACCAGAAACAGTAACTTCAGTAGCGGGGTCGGTAGTGGACTCACCAATATAATGCATAGCACCAGACAGGCCAGCAACCGCATTGGTCACGTCAGTCATGGTGGCAACCTTGTTGGTAGAGCCATCATAAGCAGTGTTGAACACCAGAGAATCCTGCTTGCCATCCAGAGCATTAGTCAGACCTGTTACCTTGGACTGAGCAATTTCAGGGATGTCCTCTGCCACCAGAGCGCGGCGAGTGACAGTAATCTTACCATCTTTCTCGGACACAGCACTCACAAGCTGGGTAGCGACGGCGCTGTCAGCAACATCCAGAGCGCCGACCAGACCATCGGCATACGCCTTGGCAGCAGTTTCGGCAGCATCAGCCTCGGCCTCTGCATACTTCTTTGCGCCCTTCACGGTGTCGGCAGTTGCTTCATCATCATCGGTGCCCACATCGGCCTTGCCGTTAATTTTGGCGGCCAGGGTAGCCTCCAGGTCAGATTCTGCGACCTCATCCTTGGAAGCCAGGTTGCCCAGACCTTCAATAGACCCAGCAACAACGTCGGCAATCTTCTCGTCCACATATTCCTTCACGTTGGCGTAGGGGACGTCGGGCTCCTTGTCACCGAGGTTGCCTACAGCGGTAGTGATTGCGCTGTCCACATCGTCAGCGGTGGTGTAGGTAGCACCCATAGTCAGAGTCAGCTTGCGAGATACAGCATCATAAGACGCCTCGGTCACAGCGTTGCCAGAACCGACAACCTCAACAGAGGTAGCACCGGTGTCCAGGTTAATCTGCACATAAGCAGAACCGTTCCACTTAGCCAGAACGTTCAGGTCAGTGATGTAGTACAGCGCGGTGGTGCTGGGATTAGTGTTGCTCTGCAGAGCAGACAGGTTGGCAAACTCCTGGAAGTCACCCAAACGAATACGGGTAGAGTTGTCAACATCCAGATACATCGCACGTTCATCGGTAGTTACGTAGATAGTACCCTCGGTATAGGTAGAGGGCAGGTTCGCCAGCAAACCTTTCTTGAAAGCAATATTAGCCATAAAGTTTACCTCCTCAAAAATTCAATTTACAGAGAACCCCAAACAAGGCTCTCAACCAGACTGGAAATTACCTCTTCATCAATCGCATCCAACTTCTGCTTGTCCGCCAGAGTCATCAGACCAGCCCCGGAAACACCGTCTGGCCCCTGACCTGCAGGGATAAGAGTGAGAACACCATGCTGGACATTGGGCGAATAGGTTCCGTCTTCCTGTTTGGTAAAGATGCGAATCTCAGCGGTATTGGTTGTTTCGGTACGCTGCACATTTACAATCTCGCTGAGGATTTCATCGGGCATGGAGTTGATAATTCCTTGCAGTCCAGATACATCAGGAATATCGCCGATAGTGGCAATCTCATGGGCAGGGTCATCGGCCACATAACCAGAGGATGCCTTATCCTCGGCGTTGTGGTAGAAGATACCCTTCTGATAAACATTGATACGGGAACCAATCCAGTTGCCGTCCACGTTCTTATCGGCATAAATCTGGGCGACCATGCCGTTTTCGCCACCATTGTTCACGCCGACGAAAGATTCCGTACCATCCTGATGGGTGTATTTCGCACCGCCGCCAGTAGACTCATTGAAAATTAGAGCCGTACCTCCATCGTCATTTACAATTTCCCGAACAACAAAATCGCTGGTATCAATCAGCCCACTGGTCGGAATGTAAATGTGAGACGCTTCTGCATCATTCAGAATCAGCTCAATATAGGTATCACCAACCTTAGCGCCTACATATGGCTGGTCATCCTCGGTGACTGTCTTAACACTTCCGCTTTGAACCACAAGGTCTTTGGGAATGTTGATTTCTGCACCAACATAAGAGCTGGAACCGTCTACCGTTTTCTTCAGGCGGTATGTAGCGGAATACCCTTCAGCAGCATCATCCAGTTTCTCAATGGCGTACTCAGTGTTGTCCTTGGCAACATAGAGACCGTCATCCTCAATCTCGATAGTATTGCCCTCAACCTTCGAGACCTGAACCCCGATGGTTTTGGTTCCTTCTTCGCCATCTGCAATAACAATTGTTGCATCGACCGGAGTAAGTCCAGCAACAGTTCCGGCAGACAGATTGTCCAGCTTGACTTTGTCTTCGGCAGACATCAGCCCTGCAGCAGTCTGAGATGCGGCCTTGCCAGTGGCAAAAAGAAGGTTACCTTTGTAGAGCTCCTGTACGTCTTCCAGCCAATACAGGGTGTTGGTATCTTTCTGTTCAAGTGCATCAAACAGAGCTTTTGTACCAACTTTGAAGATAACATTAGCCAACTTTATTTCCCTCCTCTGCAAAAAAATATCATTATATAAACACTCTCTAAGAGTTTATACCGGTTACATTGGCTCCCAGATATAATCTGAGATAACTTCGTCACCCTCAATTTCTGACCATTCATCATTCGGATTAAGGTCAACCGGCTCTGGGATTTCTCCGGGTTCGTCCTCAATTGTGAAGGTAAGAACCTTCCGCTCGGAAATGTGCGGCACATATACCGCTCCATCCTTACCCATGACGCTGCCAAGATTCTTAACCGTTCCATCATTAAACGTAAGGATAAGCTCATTGTCCGAAGAGATACCGGCATTCGTAACCACAGCACCGGTATTTGTATTGACAACAATCTTGTCTCCAACAGGAACACCATTAGCAGAAAGCTGAATTGTGCTATCTTCAGGATTGAAAATAATATTATCGGCCTTGTTCTCAATCGCATTTTCAATGGTGTTGTTCATGTCTTCAATGGCTGTGTTCATGGTGTGAGTTAATTGATAAAGCGCAGTCATCTGGTGGTCGCACAAATAGTCATCCATATTTTTGGATTCTTGGACTTGCAGCATGCACTCTCCCGTCTTTGCAATAACAGGATTAGACGGGGTACCGCTGTAAATCTGTATCCAAGTGCAGACCTCACCCGGATATTTACTCAGCTTACAATTGATAGGGAACGTATATTGAAAATAAGATTCGTTGTACGGCGTTTCCGAGCGGTCTAACACAACGACATCTGCAACTCCATCTGCACGCACATAACTCAGGAATACGCTGGCTGTGAGCATGTCAATTTCACCTACCACAGTAGGAATAAGGTAGGTAATTTTCTGGCTCAGGTTGTCGCCACGATAAATCGGCTCATTCACGGTGATGACCAAACTCATATCGTCATCGAGTTTAATGTAAAGCACCAGCTTCACCCCCAATCTCTAAATAATCACATAGTCGATTTCTTCAAGTAACATATCATCGTAGGCAGAAAGATTGTCAGCATCCATTTCGCTCAGAAGTCGATGTCGTTTCATAATCGGGTCTACAACAATCCCAATGGCAATACTGTGGAGCTCTGGATGCATAAACTGTCGGATTGCTTCAACAACCTCTGCCACGAAGATGACCGCAGTTTCAAACTCTTCATACTTTGTCGAGCAATCCCCATCCCCAATGTCAGCAGAAAACTCGATTGCGGAAGTGCCTTCACCAAGCGAGTAATGCAATTCTGTCGCTAACACATCTGCTGCCATCTGAATAACAGCCTGTGCTCCGTTATAAAATCGATAGCACAGATTTGTCAGTTCGCAGGCGATATCAATACCAGGAGAAACGGATATAGCACTTCTCTTGTTGGTTCCAAGGACAGAGGTTTCGATTTCAACAACCGGTGCAACAGTGAGAAGACTATTCTTGATATCTTTCTCTAACGCAGCATTTATAACGAGGCTGGATTCAGCGTTGCCACCAGACTTTCCCGTATATGCCATTACCGGTTGCGCAGTAAGTTGCATAGCGGATTCTGCTTTGGCAAATAGATTTGACAATGTTTCAACACATTCCGCAGACATAATAATACCTGCTGTATCGGAATAGAGAGAGTAATGTGTTTGGAACGTAGCCGTGACATCAAGTTCTGTCGCATAACTCAAACGTTCGTAACAGGTTTTCAGCATTTCATCAATGTGATGAACCAATTCAGAACCTGTCTGCATTGCAACAAACTTTTGTAACGTATAGCTCTCAATGCAACTTTCCAAAATCAACTTGTGAATTGCAGTCAGACCATCTCGGTACGGGATGGAGTAAACAAGGATGTCGCATTCTGTCAGCCGATTGTTTAGATAAATATCAAACTCTTTTGCCATATGCGACTCATCTCCTTATTTCAAAATTAGGCGGTCGGGTTCTGGGCAGAGAGTTTCAGGTATCCTTCCTTGATGGTCATAATAGTGGCAGTCTCAACACTGCGAGGAGTTGAAAGCTCGCCGTACATCAGAAGGTTACCGGAGTCAACAGTGGGGGAGTCGTAAATAACAAAGTGCGTAATTGTTCCCCAGCTCGCAGTACTTTCATTAAAGTTGATAGCTTGTGAATTAGTCACAACACCATCAAGCGGCTCACTTAAAGTCGTTAACTGCACACGAGCATATCCAGCGTCGGTCGAAGGTTCGTCAACACCAGAGCCGTTAGTATTAGGGGTAGTTGTACTCAGACCGATATAATAAGTAGTCGGAATCGCTGGGTCGGTTTTGGTGCCAAACGGCGACACAGTTCAGAAAATAGTTTGTATTCATAGAGTCCATTCCTCCTTCAAGATAAATAGGCATGACAAAAGCCGGCGGTCAGCCGGCTTTGTCGTTACCGTATAAAGTTTTTATTGATGTTGTTTGTGATGTATAAGATACCCTGCTTTGGTATTTCCACATCGCCATCAATATCACGAATGATGATTTGATAAATATACTTGCCGGATAAGTCAACCGTTTCGGTGGGGGAGAGGGTTACGGTCAGTACATTATCGTAAGTCCCTTCATTGTTGAAGATTGACTCCATCTGCTTCGTTAGAATGGGTGTTCCTGTTTTGTTTGTAAAACTAACGATAGAAAAATTGCAATCACACCCAGTGAGACTGAACGGCTTTTTATCTCGATAAAAATAGACATTGAAAGCAAGGTCTTGCGTCTCACCGCCAACGAAGTCGATGGTCGGCAAGGTGTATGGATTATAAGTACAGCTCATACACACTCACCACCTTACCATTATTTATTTTTATCTGTCGCATCCTCGTTTGGCGTGATGACAGCAGAATTTAACAGAGAGGCGACTTCCTCAAGCATGGCAATACTACCGCTCAGATTGGCAAGGTTTGCCTTACCACTAACAGAAACGCTATTTAATGCGTTGAGAGTTACAGTCAGTCTCTGCATAATATCTTCTTTCATAATCCTTTACTCCTTTTCCTTTTTTAACTCAGCAACAATTCCATATAGTTTCTGAATCATGTGGACACACAAGGGAATCAATTCGCCGTAACGAATACCATAGTACATTTCAGAAGAACCATCTGGCATGCCTTTCTCGCAAAGTTCCAATAATGCGAGCTCTTCTTCTGAAAGGCCACAAGAGTCCCTCAGCGCCACAACATCCTGTGCGATAAAACCAATATGGCGCATGTTATCATTGTGGCTTTTAAGGCAGAAGGTGGATGGCTTCAATCCAAAGAAAAATTGTTCGTATTTATCAATATCTGTTCTAATATCGCTTTTCAAACGAATATCAGAGTCAACCGTGATTTCATCCGATGCATGGAGGCCACCGTTGATAGCATAAAGATATCCACTTCCACCGCTGAGCATAGCACCCTTATTACTGACAAAGACATAGTAATCTGCATATGGCCCGGATGAACCATACATTTTTGCACCATATGTTGTGCTCACTCCGTCAGAGCCACGAGCACAACAGAATCCTCCATCGTCGGTACCCAGTGTAACAAGTTCTGCGTCAATGGTTCCAGTCTTTATATAGTTAGCGTTTATATAAAGACGATTTGAAGTAGAGTCACTGAATATACCGAACCTCGTGCCGCCGCTGGTAAGCACATTAAAGACGTTTAGGTCTGTCAGCCTGTTATCCCAAGCAAGGTCATAGGCATCATCAGCATAGTAATAGGCATCATCCGCTCTGTCGTATGCACTATCTGCCAAATTGTATGCGGAGTTTGCTCTGGAATAAGCAGTGCTTTGTGAAGCGTTTGTTTCATTCACGAGCGCCCAGTTAATTGAAGAGCCGGCTGCCATAGTAATACTTCCTCTAATGGAAACATTGCCAGATGAATCAACAACAAAATTACCATTGCCTACATTGATTCCGTTCAGATTCAAATAATCTGCCGTAAACTCATAGGAGTTGTTCATCATGGAGTTTCCAGAGCTATCTCTAAATGAGGCACCAGACACCGTTCCACTGAATGTACCGTTCCTTGCATACAGATTGCCGTTCTTCATCACATAAAACGGTGCACTTGCGGGGTTGGAACTGCCAGCCCAAATGGCATAAGCACTGTTTGTCCCAGAACCAGAACCATGAAGGGCAACATAGGAGGAACCGCTGCCGCCATGTAAATATGTATCCTCAATGGTGAACCCGCCAATTTTACCGGATGTAGCTGTAACTCTTCCTCTGAAGTAGGCGTTGCCATCTCTCAGGTCAATGAAAAAGTTCGCATTTTCAGGAATCCCATCATCGTCCAGTATTAGGTCACCGTCATCATCCACGAAAGACGGGATGACGGTTGTTCCACTTGTAGTGAATAAGGAACCGGTACCAGCGAGAATGCCATATGCCGGGTCTATGATGAGTTTGCCACCGTTATCCTTCTGAAGAACAAATGTGGAATTGTTTAACCAAGCACCGCTGGAGTCTACCTTAAACTGCATTACACCAGTATCTGTTTCGTTTTCGATAACTAAGTTATTGCCGACAATGAGCTTGCCACCAATGACTTCTGCATTGACACCGAAGTAGGTTCCAACATCTTCAGAAGAAAAAAGGCCAATGGCAAGTTTTGCATGAGCCCAATTATCATCCGTCATAGCTATCATGCTGTCCACGATGCGCAACTGGTAGTTGGAGTCGCCGCCAACATGGATTCCGGCACCATTGATAACAACACTTTGGTTGCTCGCAGCAAGTATAGTATTTTTCGCTGCGTCTAATGAACTGTTCATAAACTCAGATACAGCCGATGCGTGATTTACGGTTTGATTATAGATATACTTGCTTGCATCAAAGCTACGCCCAGAGGAGTAGCCTTGCTCTATCATATCCTTTAATGTGTTGCAGTTGTCGTGCCGCTTAAAGCGATTTGAAAACACAATGGAGAAATCCTCTCGGTCTTCAAAGTCTAACTCAAACTCGATGATATACGGAGTAATTACCGTTCTATCTCCAATATTAAGATATACCCCTTTGCCAAGTTCCAATCTGTTTCGGAAAGGTGCAAACTCATTGGCAAAAATGAAGTTGCCAGAATTAACACTGAACTCGTAAGTCGGCGTAGCAAGGTCACTCAACACCTCAACAGCATAGTCATACAGCTCCATCTGCACGGAGTATTTTTGGTAGTCGCTGACGTTTGCCGTGAGAAATAGAGAACCTGACTGGCTGGTGAACTGCAGCTTCGTCCCCTCATAAGTCGTAACTCCATCAACGACAACCGCATGGATATCACTTGATAGTCCAGACATAATGCCAGAAACAGTTATCATGCCACTGGTTGCTGTTGCGCTGCCGGAAGTGATAGAACCTCCATATATACTCAGCACATATTCTCCACTGTTATTTTCTTCAAGCGTTCCTCTGATGATATCCCCATTGACTGCATGACTGCCAGTTAGAGCAAACGTACCACCTGTAATGGTGTACATTCGTTTTTGGAACTTTTCGCTCAAATCAATTCGAACAATAGCCGCCCCTTGAATTAGAAAGCTTTCGTTTGAAAGGATATAAGAGGTTCCTGATAGCGTTGTATCTACACTGGTAGCAACAAAGGTGTCTTCGGTAATATCTTGCTCAATTAGATACCGATTCAACTCTGTGTACTCTTCATCGGTGAAGTATTTCGTAATGGACAGCGTATCTACGATTTCCTGAATCTGAGCAGCATAAGAGCCTGGGTTTGATGTATCGAGGTTAGACTCGATGGACTCTATCAAACTTTCTTTTGCAGCAATTTCAGCCTTCTTTGCGGATATATTTGCGTTGATTTCATTGAGCAAAGCTTGCTGTGTCTGTTTACCAGCAGAAGTAGTTTCCATTGCAAGGGCTTGAATTGTAACGCTTTGCTGAGATATAAGCGTTTCAAGTTCCCCTTGCAAGTCAACAAGAGCAACCCGTTCTGCAAGCAACTGTGCGGTTGTTGATGCACGCAACGCTACAAGCCCACGATACTGCTCTTGATAATTCAGTACGGTTCTTTGCCATACTTCCCATTTTTCCGCAAGCTCCGCTGGAATATCGCCGTTGGAAATAAAATAACTCAGGTCATATACCCAGTTTGTCCCAATAGGATTTACATCTCTGATATCCAGCTCGTCTGCGCCATATGGTCGCAATGCTGTCACAAGTTCATCACTAAGTTCTTCTATTTCAACAGACTCAATCAGATTGTCGAAATCCAGATATATCGGCAGCGTGTCCAATTGTTCATCCACATCATATGCGTTGATTGTTCGCGCATACGGGTCGAATACAAACACGCCGCGAAATTTCTCCGGAACCGTATTATAAACAAAGTCCAACAGATAATCATCGTATTGGTCGAATGTCCGATATCTCTGAGCAAGAGTGGGGGAGACATACCCTACACTCCAGCCACGAGCTACCTCAAGAATGCGGCCCATGATTGTATCTGCATTAGCAGGATTGGTTTGGTCATAAAACTTGAACGTACCTTCCTCTAAAAAGAAGGTCTTGGAATCAAGTTCTTGTTCAATGGAATAGCCTTCGATATGTTTAACATCATAGATACCATCGGACTCTGTCGATGGATTCATAATGACATACACGCCATAGTGCTGCGTATAGACAATTTTGTGTCCCGTCAGCCTGTCATAAATCCAATTAGGCTCACCATCTATTACGGCCGGCACATCAAAAGAAATTTCACTCGGCTCAGAGAACTTAATGTTGAGGTGCAGGTTGAACACTCCTGGGATAATCCCGATTGTGTCCTCTCCCATTGTCTTCAAAATGAGTAGTGGCGTTTCAGGATTTCCGTCAGCGTCAAACTCCAATTTGGAATAATCAAGATACACACCTGCACCCCCTTTATCCTGCGATATTGTATAGGAACCTTCCAGAAATAGTGAGCGTTCCGTCGCCGGTCACTTCAATATTGTTATCGCCGTGGACAAGTCTGAAAAAGTTCAAATTAAAATTATCGTATAAGTTATATCCATAGTTCGTCTCTTGGATGATACCGTTGTTGTTGTCTATAATGACGTTCACAGATGAGGGCAAATCTTTTAGTAAGAATTCTCTTTCCCCATCGTTGTGGTTTACAATGCGAAGTTCCGTTGTTCCGGAAGAAGGTACAAAGGTCAATACTGGCTTCAGCAACTCTCGCACGGAGCTTTCGTTACGGAACAATATGTTCGTTGTTCCAGCAATCCTGTATTGCTTGTCAAATTGATACCCATATGCATAAGGGCAGTCACACACAACTGTTGCCTCAAATGCAATCGGCAACCATCCAATGGATAGGGGAGTGAGCTCTGTAATAAGGCACTTAAATTGAACCCGCTCCATATCTGGCTGGTCAATCGAGAGCCACTGATATTGCTGGTGCCCTGTCAACCAGAAACTAATGTTTTCAAGTTCGTACCGGTCAAGATAATCTTCCGCACCGAACACAAGTTTGAACTGTAACGGAGAGTCATGATAATTCACACCAAAATGAATTGACTGAATCCGATTCAAAGTTCTTGTTTCGATGATATCTGCCGTATTGCCAAACGAAACATTTTCCTGCCCGTTCCCATCAATATCATAAATCATCAGACCGTACATCAATGACGACTCCCCAGCAAATGAGAATTCATAACTGTTAAACATATATTTGCGCTCACCTCCTTTTGAAACGGTAGGGGGG